CCGCCTAAATTATTTTGCTGTGCATCAACAATTATATTAACAACTCCGTTGTCTCTAACACAAGGAAGAGCATCAAACACATCACCCATACTTCCATTTAATGTTGCGCCGGTGCCCCAATATATATGATAACCTCCTGTGTTATGGCCGTTACTGTTGAACATATTACCAAAACTTGTTACGCCAGGATTTGTACTTTCTACTATTATACCAAAATTATCTAAACTGTAAAAATAACTCTGAGTTACTGTTGTCCAGCTAGGACCGTTATATGCCGGTGTTGTACCAACAGAGAGCCCATAATAGCAATATTCAAAAATACTTCTGGCTATTGTTGTATAAGAAACAGGATCATTTATGAGAATACCATTTGTAAAATTTTGAAACTGACAATCGATAAATTGTGCATCATATGTTGAAACAGCATTGCCTATACTTTCAAGTGTAACAGCAGAATCAGTAAGTAAGCCATCTCCATTAGACCAACCACCAATAAATGAGACTCGTTCAAATCTAATATGATTATAACGCACCAACTGAGCTGCATTTATTCTTGCACCGTTGGTATTAACGGTAATATCTGTTACTCGTATTCTAGTTGGCAAAATTGCGCTATTCAACCCAATATTTGCCGCAGTTTGACCTAGATTATCTGCGGTCTGGATCATATAATATAAATCACTATTCCCGCATAATATTGTGGTACCGCCTTCGCTGTCGCCAATTAAATTCAAATACGGATATAACAATATCGGGCTGTTTATTAGATATGTACCTGCCGGCATGTGCAATTCTGTCGCGGTAAGACCATTCCTCGGATAATTTTTTAGCAAGCTGGTTATAGCGTTGTTAATAGCTGGAGCATCATCCGTTATCCCATCCCCAACTGCGCCAAAATCTTTTACACTAGCAATATCATTTAACTTGTCATTGAGAGTTCTAACAGAGGCAGCAGCTAGTTGGGCAGAGGAATTATTATATATTGTGGTAATAAGTGTGGTATTTGGACTATATTGCGTTAATATTTCAGTATTACCGCCATAACCGTTACTGTTACCGATAAACAGTTCTCTAGTGTCCAAACACCAGCCTAATTCTCCTTCTGCTAATGCGGTTGGCAAATCGGCATATAAACCTCTGCGATTTTGAATTCTTGAGATGGTTGTTACAGCCATATTGTTATTATCTCCGTTGTGTTAGATATTTACCTAAGATTAGATATCAATTGACCTATTTTTAAATCTATGTTACAAACGTTAAACTATGGAAAAATTCACAGTGAACGAACCAAACATTATAACGCAATCTCTTCGAAATCTACGAGCACTTTTTGTTGATCGTGGGTTCGATATTCGTCTTGTGGGCGGATGCGTTCGTGATCTTATGGCAGGAGTTGAACCAAAAGATATCGATCTTTGCACTGATGCCAATCCTGATGAACAAATCGAGATTTATAAATCTGCTAATATTCGATATATTGAAACCGGTCTTAAACATGGTACCATTTCTGTAGTGCTAGACAACACTACCTATGAAATTACCAGCCTAAGAACTGATGTAGAAACAGACGGTAGGCATGCCACTGTGGCTTATACTCGCGATTGGTTAATTGATCTAGAGAGAAGGGATTTTTCAATTAATGCTATGAGCCTAACATTTGACGGCGAACTGATTGATCCGTTTAATGGCCTTGCTGATTTGCATCAAGGATTGGTAGCATTTGTCGGAGATCCAGAACGACGAATTAAAGAAGACTATTTGCGTATTCTTCGTTGGTTCCGTTTCCGCGGCAGATTTGGCATGAGTATGAGTTACAGCAGCCGTCGTGCTATTGAAAAATTGATGCCCGGGCTGAATAATATCAGTAGAGAACGTGTATGGAGTGAAGTCCGCCAGATAATTTCAGGAAATAATGGCCCTTACATTATGACAGAAATGCAGTTAATGGGCATCAATCAATATATTAATTTACCAAATGATTATAATTGGTTTGATGTAGCAGAACCAGTCCATGCTATTAGTAAAAATCCAGTTACACTTCTGGTAGCGATGTATAAACCTTCAGTTTTAGAAACGTTAACCGCTTGGAAAGCAAGTAACGAAGAAATGAAATTAGCATCCTGGCTGTGTAAAGCATGGTGGTCAAATGAGAAAGAATCAGAACTCGCATTATGGTCACCTTTTAAATACATGGCTGTAAAAGGTATCAGTAGAGAATGGGCTCTAGAACTTGCGGCATTACGACAAATGGATGGATTTGACCGTGCTATTTTAGAAGTTTGTAAAGTGCCAATTTTTCCAGTAAACGGATATGACCTTATTGCATTGGGTATGAAACCTGGACCACATTATACCGAAATCATGTCAGATTTAAAAGAAAGGTGGGCAAATAGCAACTATACATTGTCAAAAGAAGATCTTTTGTCATTCGTAGATCATCTTTATAAAATTAAATGATCAAATCAGATTGTAATATTCTGCTACTCGTCTCCACCAACGATTAGTATATTCTTCAAATTCTTCTCCTCGTACTATCCATTGTTGCGGATCTAAATCTTTAGAACACATAAGGATTACTCCTTGTTTGATGTCGGTTCCGTAAATTACATTATGCGATAATGCATAAGCTACCAATTGTGCCTTGTAATCCTCTACCCGTTCATCTGTTTTTGGACGATTAGTTTGTTTGAAATCAACAATGCTTGGTATCCCTTGATACACACCTAGTAAATCTGTGGTACCTGCATACAGTTCTGGATAATATAGGTTTACTTCTAATCCCCATATTTCGTCTAAAAATGGTTTAAGATAATTTTCTAGAATGACATTAGCCATTTTAGAGCTTTGTTTATGATAAAAATTGGTACCTGGTGTTGGATTTTCGCCATTTAGATATCTTTCTAAAAACGAATGCATAAGTGTACCTCTAAACGCAGCCTCTTTTGTAATTTCTGCCGCTTTCTTATCTCCTACACTACGTCTCCATGCTTCGAGAGCTTTTTTTGACTCTTCTGATTTTGTTTTATCCAAGATAGTCGTAACAGAAGCGAGCCTATTTCCGTTTGGATCAACATACTTTCTGCCATCCTGACCGCCGTCTTCGCGTGTTAATGGTTGATAGTTATATTTGTTCGTTATTATCACTTGTTTTTAACCTTTGATAGAAAAGAAAACTATATATGATTTTATATTAGGCTATTTCGTCTGGCATCTTCTAATTGTTTAAATTCAATTGTATCGGAAGTTTTGATAAATTTGCTAGACTGAATCAACATATCAAGAATTTGTTGCGTAGCTGCAATATAATTGTTGCTTATAAGTATTTGTTTATTTTCTAACCATATCCAATACCATCCTTTTTTCACTTCAAGATGTGTAGAATTGATTGATACCCAAGTTCCTTCTGCAGCAATTTGATATATATTACCGTTCATTATCAATGGACCTTGCGAATTATTTCTAGATCTCTCCATAAGATTTGCAATTTTCTCAGGGATAGTTAGTTTTGGTCCATTTTTGCCAAATTCTTTAATATACAACAATCCTTTAATGGTGTCTGACTTTTCGTGTAACGATTTTATCTCATCGATACTTAAAGTGTCTACCATTTTTACCAATTCAATGATGTGAGGTTTTTTGCTGGCCAATAATAATGTATCTGGCCCATACATTGATCTCACACTATCACCATTGCAGAACCCAGGTAAATGTGTTACTTGTTGAAGTATTGACAATTCGATTTACAATATAACCAAGTGTTGCAAAATAATTAATCACAGCATTCATTTGTGTATTATATGGCGGAGACAATAATGGATTACTCATAATTTGCCCCTGCCAAGCCCCGTAATAATCCTGACTTGGATAATAAGCATATACATAAAATATACCAGAACCAGTAGAAGTTAGTGGAATATAAATTGGTCTCTGAGCTATAGAATTTGCATAACTAGCTGCCAACATAATTGTATTAACATCAACATAAATTACATAGTAATATGTGGCTTGCATCAAAGGATCTGGCAATGTTTCTGTGCTGCTAACAGTGACAATATCTCCTGTATTAAACGGATGATTTGGTATTGTTAACATATTGCCGCTAACAGTCCATGTTAACGGTATGAAAGGAGTACTATATGTCATCAATGTATTATTCGATACCTGCACTTGATAAACACCTTGGCTAATTGCGCCGTAAACCGCTTGTTGTAATTTATTAATTTCTCCATTTACAGCTTCATCTGACGGCAAACTATTGCGTACATCTATTGCATTAGTGAAACTTGACGAAGGTGCCGGCGACGGATTATAAGCGTAATTATAATAGAAGCTGGTCCAATAATTTGCATTGTTTAGCGAACAAGACATGATTTTATATCCTTGATCATAACTCTAACTCACCCGATTTGACTGCTTTTTCGGCTTGTTTATCTGCAGTTTTTGCAATAGTCTCTGCTTCTTTTTCGGCTGATTTATCACTTAGGGTGTCGGGTATGCCGGTTTTTATTTTGATGTTTTTTGGGCCGCTGCGTTCTACAATATCAGCAAACATAGGACCTGATAATAACTTCATGAGATCGTCAGCAGTCACATCATGCCCTAACTTTCTCATGTAAGTTACTGCTCCATCTTCCCCTGACATCGGTGCCCAAGGTTTATTTTTACTGTGATATGTTATAACAAAATCCATAAGATTATTGTTCATATCATCAGTAATTTCACCTTCTTGTAGTAGTTCTCTAATTAACACGCAATTAGGCCTTTATTTTATTGATAATTGCTTGATCAAATGTTTCTGGTTCGATCATACGTACATTAGAAATCTTACTACCGTGTAGCTCTAACCAATAAGCACGAGTGTCTGCACTTTCGAACATTTTTTTACTTTTACGACCGACGGCTGTGTTATAATGTACTCCGTAAGGTGTTGAATTTTTAACAGCTTCTAATTTTCGAGCTTTATTAAGAGCGTTGATATTTTGTATCATGCCTATTACACCTTCTTGCATGATTTGTCTCACAACACTCTTTTGTTCAGCAATCTTTTTGTTAGCGAGTATCATCTGTTGGCGAATTGCTTCTCCTTCTAGTCCATAACCAACATTTAGCGGATCAGTTGCTAGACCTTCTGATACCATCTGTTTGAACGAAATTTTATGAGTTTTCATTTCCGAAGTTAGCTTTTCTAGGTGCAATTTAGTTTCTGCTAATGCTGCTAATGCTTGCTCATAGACTTCATGTTTCGGGCCAAATTGTTTCCATGCTGTAGCATATAGAACCCGTTCCCAGTTCTTGCCATATCTCTTCTTGAAATCTTCCTTTCGATCATTGATAAATTCTTCAGCTTTTTTTCCAGGAGGTGCAACTTCAGTAACCTTAGACCCAGACTGCTTGCGCAAGTAAGCTGGGACATCTTCTTTATCAATGGCCTGATCAGGAGACATCTTTGTTATACGTTTTTCACCAGGTCGCATAGGCACTGAATTTTTAGCCGCTATCATCGACGGAGTATCTGGTGATATTCGTGTTAAAACAGGCTTAGATTTTTTTGAAAAAATACCTTCAACAACAGGATGATCGCTATTAATCTTGGTGATTGAATTCCATTCTTTGTCGGTGCGACTCATAACCTTTTTTTGATTAGCTATATTCTTCTTATAACCCGGCCAACCTTCTGACATCATCATAGCACCGCATTCATTGCAACGCATCTGGCCATCCTTATCTTCCATATAAGTACCTGTACCACATTCTGTGCAAGTCATTGCGCCTTCTTTAATTTTGCCCCAGTGATCTTTTTGTTTAGCACGTATAGCAAACTCAATCTGTTTAACCTCTTTTTGTTCAGCGGCTGTGCGAGATTTCTTCTTCATTAACTTGTCTTTTTTAGCTTTTAATTCGGCAATTGTAAAGTTGTCCCACTTACCTTTGTCCTTCTTAGCTGTATGCATTTTTGTATCCCAAGCTTCTTCTAGCTCTGGCTTTTTAGCACGACCAAGAGCAGGTTCTTCAGATGCTGGTTCTTCAGCAGTTAAATCGCCCTCTGGCGGAGTACCCGCCGGAGCAGCCTGTTCAATATCAGTGGTTTCTGCTGGTACTCCCCCGCCTTGCAAGGTAGTTACAGCAGAATCTATTGTATCTTTAGTTTGTGTTGTTGTATCTAGCAATTGATCTAGTGCTGCTTTGACGGTTTCATTGAACCCAGATGCAGATTCTGGCCCAAATTGAGTTCGCATGCTATCAACTAACGGCATAAGATCATTAACACTTAATTTAGCAACGTCTTCTGCCATATCTTGAACTTTTCCGGATAGAGCTTTAGCATTTAGAATTAATTGTGCCTTGGCTAAATCTTCATTGTTAGGATCTTCATCTTCTAGTAATTGTGATTCTGAAACAGATTTGCGCGTAGCACGACGTGCTTCATCAAAATGGTCATCCATTGCATGTTCTTCAAATTGAACATAATCCATATAATGTTTGCTACTGCTAATACATTCGCTTGCAGTTGTCAGCTTCATTGCTACCCACCCTTCTAATTTGTCTCCGGGTTTGATCATGTTAAACAACTTTGTACTGTATTCCATGATTAACATTAGATTTTCGCGCGCAATGCTACCACTTGTTTCACCGAGTTCCATATCACTACCCATATCTTCTGGTAACTGTTGAGGCTCGAATGTTTTATAATAATCTAAATAATGAAAGATTTTGTCTAAAATGTTTGCAGATTTTGTTAAACAACCGGCTATCCATGGTGGCACCTCACCGTTAGGATCAACTTGTTTAATCATGCTCATTGCATATTTGGCATTGCGATATAACTCGCTACGAGCCATACTGGCTTGATATTCATAATGATGTGCTTGACTAAATGTAGCCTGCCCCGGCATTGATGAGGTATCAACGGTTCCTCTTGATAATGTATCGCTTTCTGCTAATACACCTTCTTTGTTGTAGCTCTTATTCTTTGTTTTAGCAATAGCTTCTGCGCGACTCATACCGCTCCTCATCATTCTAGCAATCATTACGTCTGCAAAATCATGATCGCCGTCATGATCTTGATCAAGTGTGTCTTCATGAACATTATCCATGCCTGGATTAGCAACATCATTTGTTTCAGCTGTCATTATTTCGAGGTCTTCATCTAAATCTTGATCTAGTTGGCCAGCAGCTTTCATTTTCAATTGTGCCAATTTAACAATTTTTTTCTCATTATCTGTTAGTCTGCTTGGTCCAAATGCTGTACCCATATGTGATAGTTTATCACCAACTCTGCTAATTGCATTGAGACTGGTTAATTCTTTTGCATCAGTGCCATGCGTTTTAGTTGCGTAATCAACCATAGCACGACCGAGGGAAACTATTTTGTTCAACTGATCAGGCGATAAATTTTCATTTATACGAGTTTCTTTAGCTGGCACTTTTGTACGTAAACCATATCCTGGTACACCTAGCTTACCACGTGCTAGATCTAGACCTCGTTCTCTCTTTTGCATTCTTTTTTCTGAATCAGGGTCAACTGTTGTGCTAGTATAATCACTTGAATGCTTTTTATCGGCGTTGTCGTAAGTTTTCCAATAATCATCGTGTGCTGCTTTATCATATCTTTTAGCGAGATCTTTTGAAATTTCATTCAAATCATCGCGATTTGCTGGTGCTGCACTGAAATTAAATCCGCCTTTTCCTTTATTTTTAGCTTTAACAGCTGATATAGCTGTTTGCGCATCTTGTGCAAAGATATATTGGGTTTGCGGTTTTCCGTGTTCGTTGTCAAAATTCACTTCCCAATAATTACCTTTTTCATTTTCTTCATCTAGGTCAACCTTTGGCAAACTTTTAACATGAGCCATGCGTTTGGCTAACAAATCTGAACCAAATTTTTCAACCCCAGATTTAATCATATTACCGACATGTATTGGTCTAGGTAATGTCTTGATCCAGCCTAGGATCATTTTTTCATCTGGATCTAATTTACTGTCGTGAGTTGCAAATGCGGTAGTACTGGCAGCTAGTTTATCGGCTATACTAGCTAGTGCATTAGAAAATGCAGTTGCAGATTCACTGGTTTGTGGTACCTTTGCAGCAATTGCGCTTAATTGTGTTGATATAGTTGGTTTGCCTTCCATAGCTTCATCCATTGTTGATTCGTTCATTTTCTTGGTTCTGCGACGTTTTGGAGCAATTTCTGTTAGCATAAGTTTAACAGCTTCAAGAATCAACATGCTTTTGATATACTCTGGATTCTGCTGATAACTATTGAAATCACTTTCTCTAACAATACGATCTCGCATTGTTTCATATGATTTTTTGCATTCTGCTAAGTTAGATGCCGCATTAGAATTGTTGAGATCTATGTTAATTTTTATGCCATGAATATTTTCAAGTGTAGCCAGTATCTGAGATAATCTGACTTTATCGGTTGATTCAAACTGGTTTAAGTACATGCGACTAGATCTCCCGGCCCTTCGGCCATTTTATTGTTCGGTTATTTATATCAAATAGCCTGGAGATCGACTAGATCGAAAAAGAAACTCCACAACCGCACGTACTTGACGCCGAAGGAATGTCAACTGAAAAATATGAACCATTTAGCTCATTTTTATAATCGATGACTGCTCCTTGCATGATATCAAGACTTATCGGATCTATGAGCAATTTACCGTCGTCTAATTCCCATACTTCATCGTCATCTTCGATGTGATCTGTTAAATCCCATACTTTTGAAAATCCCTGGCACCCGCCACTGTTGATAGATAGTCGAACAATTTTGCCAGTTTGTGCACAAAGAAGGCTGATCTGTTTACTTGCAGACGGTGTAATATTAATTTGCATTTCCTGCCAACATTTTAATAGTTTTTTTAGCGGTCATGCAACGATCCATACTACCTTGCATACGACTTTCGTAAATATCACGTTTGGTAGAATCTGTTACAGTTGATAATCTACGTTTATATCTAACCGCATCAACTTTATGACTGGTATAAAGATCATCTTGCTCAAACAATTGTCTTATTTCTGGGCAATTAGCAAATTTGCCACTATTTAAAAGTTTTACAACTGTTATAGCTGTTTCATAAAGGCTTATATCGTCAGCTATTGTGTCATTTGTTAAACTGTTATATATGCTGAAAAATTGCTTACCTGCTAGGCGTGTTTTATCTTCTTTAATAAGAATTTGATAACGTCCAACCTTAACGCCATTTTGAATTCGTTCGGTTACTATAGCATCTCTTACAATTGTATTTTGTGCAGACTCTGTTATCATGTCATCTACAACATGATTGCTGAGGCTGTTTAATCTAGTTAAAACAGATGCCATCGCATCAACATCAGCAGATGTCACTTGTCCAGGACCTGCTAATTCAACAACAGTGGATTCACTCAACGACCTGTTATTATTTTTAGTTGGCAATTGCTCTGGGACCGTGCCTTCCATGATGCTACGTAAACGTATCATAGCATCACGCTCTTCTGGTGTTATTGTCATATCAACTCTCCCATAACTCTTCTAAATCGTTAACAACAAAACAAAGAATACCTTCATGCATAAAACGAGTCAAGAATCCTCGTTTAACCAAATTGCGCGCAAGTTCTCGTTCTCGTTCATCTAATACAGCTTTTGGTAAAGGTCCAGAATGACCCCTGACTCGTTCTAATACAATATTTTCTTCATTACTAATGGGTTGTAACCAACCGCCATTTACTTCGATAAATTTCAAGTATCATGCTCCCGGTTGCTGAGGTTTCAACATAGCCTTTGCGGCGGTTATTAATGCAGCACCAAGGCCTACTGCTACATTGAGCTTGCTTTCTAGATCTGGTGTAACCTTACCGTGTAATGGTGTAATCTGACTTTCTAAGCCTACCATAATATCTCCTATGGTCGCAAGTCGTGCGGCATCAGGATTATTGCGATATTCTCCATTTAAATTGGCTCTAAACAATGATTCAAACATGTTAGTAGAATCAGCTTCTTCTAATATATCGTCAACAACATCTTCATTATTAATAGCAGACCCTGCAGATTCTTCTGTTCTTTCTGCAGCAGGTTCTAACGTCGCTGGTACACTTATTCCTGCTAATTGCATGATACGATTTATAGGATTAAGAGGTTGCATACCACCCAATACATTTTCATCTAATTTTGTTAATTTTGATGTCATAACCATTTTGGTACGACCTTCTAATATAATACCTGTTGTACCATCTGGTCCATCTGGAATAGATATTTCAACTTGTTGAGATTCGTATATTGCTATTTCACCTTGTTCCCAAACAACAGGATTTTCAATAGAAATTTCATTTATACGTAACGGATGCTTTGCTCGACGACTCCACCTATCTTGTTCGGTATTCCATAATGCAATACCCTGGTCGTTTTGCTCAGCAACAATTTTCTTAAGTCTCATGTTAGCATCCCCCGTGTTAACCTGCAAATTTTCAAAATAATCTTTGAGTGTTTTCATGATCTATCCTTGCTTATAGGAAATAAAGGTTTGTCCGATTGGTCATTATCAGTAGTTTGGGGTAGAGGACGTACTTCATGTTTTAATTGTCCGTCTTTACGAATGATGACAATTTCTTGAGGACCCGCTGGTCTAAACATATGATCTAATAGCATGATCTGATATTTATGACTTGATCGTTAAGAAAGGCGCATTTCTGCGCCTTTCTTATTAATATACCATTTAACCCACGTATTACGGAGTAGGTAGTGCGTTTTGATTTGGTACGTTTGGCGAACCAGCGGCTGCCAATGTAGCAACGTATGCAACTGTATTTAGATAGGTTGTATCTGCCTGATTTGTTACAAAATAATTTGGATACAAACTTACAGTCTGATTGCTCAGTGATGTTACAGATCCGCTTGCAGGTGTAAGAACACCTGAGGAATTGTAAATAACCTGACTTGTTGCATTGTCATAAACGTTTACTCCAGACGAGCTAGCTGCACCAATTGCATCAAGTAATTGATAACCAGTTGTATTGCTATCCCAATTTGGGCTATCGTATGTCGATCCGCTTACATACCAATACTGTGTACGTTCAGTAATAAACTTAACATAATATACAGTCTGGCTACTGCTATAAAGTGAACCAAAATTGCTGCTATAACTATAGTTGGTTGTTTGGCCAAGCTGTGTTGCTGTTAAGGCAACAGCACTTGGGTTACTTGACGTTGCATAGTTGACGCTAACTGCAACAGGATTTACATTCTGTGCAAAAAGCTGTGTAAGCAGGTTTAGGTTGTACTGCTGAGTAAAAGCAGTCTGATACGCTGCTGCTGTATTATAAGTCTGTGCAGTTCCTGTTCCGTCAATAACGGTTACAGGCTGCCAGGTGCTGTAACCTTGCTGAGTATAAAGCAAATTGATCGGGGTATCAACGTTGGTCTGGAAGCATGGTACCAAAGTAGCAATGGTGAAAAAATCCATACTACCTGTGAGGAAGTTACCTCCAAGAGCTCCACCGTTAACTTTGTTAGATGTGCCTGTATTGTAGGCCATAGTGTGTTCTCCTTAATAAAGTGCAAACTTTGTTTTGCGAGTTATTTATTCCAAAATGTTTTTTAGCTGCGTTTAGCCTTTTTCTTTTTAATTTTTGATTGTTTTGGGGGTAAAGTGCCAGCAGGACCGAAAAAGCTTTGACCAGCAGGCATCCTACGTATGACCGGCATCATAGGACCGCCAGCCCCGGGGATGCTTGCAATGCTACCGGCAGATGTACTTCCACCAGAAGCATATTCTAATAATTCTCGAATTTTCATATTAATATTATCCTTTTGGTTTTGTTTTCTCTAATAGCACGCCGATAACCTAGGTGAGCCCAGCTTATGTGGTATTCTTTTAACATTTTATCGATTTTGTTAAATGTTGATTCTTTCATTTCGGTAACTTTTGGTGCGGTACTTATCAAAGTTACAAGAGATTTCTTTTGTTTGTCATCTAATTCTTTAGAGTTGTTTATATCAAACTTTATAGAGTTTTTGGCTCTTTGAGATATCTGGCCTTGCGTCTTGATAATTTCTTTGGCGCTATCAAAATCGCCAGCATCTAACGCTTTAGACATTTTTATAATAAATGTATTTTCATCGTCTGGTGCAGATTGTGACACCGAGTTATCTGAAGTTTCTGGTTCAATTTTTTTCTCAAGCTCGGGAAGTTTTTCTTTCCAAAAATCATCAAATGCTTTTTCGCCTTTTCTTTTAAATATTTCTTTAGCTTCTGAATCTAAAGATTCAATGCCACTAACAAACGGAACCTCTATATTATCGTCAGATTCGCCGCTAGCTAAACCTTTCATTGTTGCATCAACATCTTCTGGAGATAAACCGGCTTTGGTCATAAGATCGCGAATATCTTCGTCAGACATGCCTAAATTGGCCATCATTTCCGCAACATCGACACTATCAGTTGGCCTGCCAGCTTGATTCCAAATCTTCATTAATTTGCCGGCACCAAATTGTAATGTTAAGTCACTCCATAATCCTTCCATAACCGCTTGAGGTAATCGTTGAGTTTCTGCAGTTGATTTACGACCATTGACTTCTCCAGCAGCACTTCCGAGACCTTCGGCAGCCGCTCTAACAACAGTACCGATATGTTGCACACTGTCTACAAATGCTTGTTGTTCAATTTCGTTAGCAACCGCTTTTCCTGCTGCTTCATTAAGTTGATCAATGTAATCGGCACTCTGTAAATGCTGACTGAATTTTAATAATTCTTGATAAGCGGTGCCAATTTTTGTTGGATCGCCAAAGTCAGTTACCAATTGTTTTAGATGTTGATAATCTTTTGCGTCGGTCATTACATCTGGCAAATGAAATTCTGATGCAACTCCGTGTATGTTCTGACTTGCATTTATTGATACATGAACTACATCCGGAGCAACGGTATTACCTGTTACATTCAATCCTTGGGCCCACCCTACAATAGACCCAACAATGTGACCAGCTAAATATCCAAAAGCGGCTGTTTTAATACCTTTACCTAATGCTGTGCTTAATTTTTCTCCTTTAAGCAATTCTGCACCGCCTTTAAGAAGAAACCCTACAATAGGTACACTAGCTGGGCCAAGCAACAAGCTTGAAGCAGCAACAATAATACCGATAATAGCCGATTGCCAAACAGGGTGAGCTTTAGCTGAATTACCTAATTGATCTACAAAATTTAATATTTGTTGACCTTTTTCAGTTTGTCCAAGTTTCGACTTTATATTTCCTTTTAATTGTTCAAATTTTTGATCAAATCCTTTAACAGGGGTAGAATTTTGTAATGATGTACCAAATTTATTTAAAACACCGTTAACCTTGACCAATGCATCTTTTGGTAAACTAACAGACTTACCAAAATTTGTTTTAAGGCCTTTTTCTTTACTGAGATTCTCAGCATTTTTAAACAGTTGTTCGATTTGATCGTTTGAAAGCTCTGCCTCTGTTATAATTCTAATATTTCGCAGTAAAGGCATGGTATCTAATTCAATGCTTTCAAATAAAAATTTGTTAGCTGGGGTCAAGTCTTCCCATCCATATTGCTTGTATGCCCATTGATGCTTTTTCATTACACAACTCCCTCCTTGCTAGCCAAATAAGTTTTTATTTTATCAACAGCTTGCTTGATTTGTTCTGGATTTTCACTAGGTCCGGAACCTGTTGTGGGAGATTTCTCAGGTTCTGCTGTTTTGGTAGCTGCTGTAGGTGTAGGTGTTTGACTTTGGGGCTGTTTTTCGTTATCGGCAGCAGCGCTTTGTTCAATATAAGATAAACCGTCAATAACGGCAGTTGCAATAGCTTTTGATAGATATTGTCTAGTTTGTTTGTCAATTGTTGCTGATATAAACCCAGTGTTGTTTTTAATTGTTGCACCGCTTAATGGGAGTGTAGGTTTTACAGTGTCAGCTGGTAATGTACGAAATAGTTGTTTGAGATTATTAGTGACTATCGGATTTTTAAGAGCTCTGTCTATGTCATTATCTGTAAATCCACTATGTTTTGCAAAGTCGTATAAATTTTTATACGAAAGTTTTGCCCACATCCAATCTTTGTTTGATTTTTGAGTTTGTTGTGGTACCGTAGCAGAATATTTAGATCGCAATTGACTTGCGAGTTGTGCCGTTAATTCTTGGCCGCGTTGCTTAACGGGGTTTCCTAAACTTTGTACCCAATTTTTAATACTGTCTAATATACCTTCGTGTATGATAGAATAACGATCTCCTACAAGATCGAGATAATGACGCATTTCATCAGTACTCATCGGTCTTTCCTAATCTCTTTTATTTTTCTGGTAAATTTACGATCATCTTCGCTCATAATACTACGATATAGCCTCTTGACAAGATCATCTGCTTGTTCAGTTGGATAGCTCTCTCTAATAAGATGCACTAGATTGACAGCACTAGCTATAAGGTGAGTAGCACGGCTTTCAATAACAGTGTGCTTGTTTTTTGCCGGTATAATAGCATCAAGCTCATCTATGAAATTTTTAATCGAATCCACAGTACCTTCCTAATTAATCGTGAGGTATTTATGCATTGATACACCAAATGCATAAATACTTGGTTACTTCGGAGTATAACAATGAGTCAATATACCGCAGCAGATTTTAGAATCCTCGCTAATAAACTAAACGAATACACGTTCAATGAGGACGCCGATGACGATTCTGCTCCACAAGGCGATAATCAACCCATTGATAAAATGTTAACCAAACCTGCTGGCATTCAGAAAATAACAGGAAGCTTAGACGTTGACGCACTTGTTAACAAGTTGAATATACCATCTAATCTTCAAAATGATTTTAAAAGTGCAGTCAGTTCTCTGCAGGACGATAACCCAACATTGAATGCTAACCAGGCAATGGCACTTGCTACAGCATTTGATCACATCCTTGCAGATAATTCTGCCGAAAAAAACTCTGTGGTATCTGACCTAAACAATGTATCAGCTGCAGAAGTAACAGAAGGTGATGACGATATTGATAATAGAAATATCAATATCGAATCTGTAATTAAATCTATTAAATCAGCAAGCAACGTTAGTCCGGTAGCTAAATTACAGGCAGTTAAACTGGTTGATCATCTTACAAAAGGCGTTCATGGTAAACACAAAAATGGCGGTATCAGCCATGTACTGTCTGGTATAGTTACTGCAATTACCTCGGCTCAGCAAGGCAACGAAAGTGATGCGTTAAAACATATCGCATCAATGGTCAATCATACCGAAGGCGACAAACATGCTATCGACAGCAAAGAATTCCCTAATATAGTTGTTACATTGATGCTTTTAGTTGGTGATTTGTTACAGCACACAGAAGAATAATTAACGTCTAACCAGTGATGTTAACGCACTGAGATCTTTGATACTTTTATTCTGATCTAATACTTTTGTTTCTGTTTCAGCTTTCTTTGCTGCTGCGGTATTCTTCCTGCGTAAATCTGCAAATACATCAGCGGTAGTACCCACATTCGATATCATAGATTGTCCGTCGCCATCTCCATCAAATATACGCAATGTGTTTGGGTCAAATCCTAGATTAACTTTGCTACCAACACCACTCGACGAGCGTGTTTTCAAAAACTGTACCTGATATTGACCACGTTCCTTCATCGCAGCACTGGCAAAAATAGATATAACGTTGTCAGCTGTTTGAATTTTTGAAATCCCTCCTGAAATATGACTGTGATCATGTTCTTGCTCTTGAACAGCAGACCTGTTTAATTGTGCGGCGGTCATACCTAATAACTGCCGATCAACCATCAAACCTCGCAATTCTTCTGTGACAAATTTGTCTTTAACAAATAAGTTGCTAGGATCAATTTTCTTGTTATTTGGGAATAACAAATCTAAATAATCAACAACCAATGCATCTGGCCGTTTACCTGTTTCAATTTCATATGTTTTGAGATATGCTTTGATATCGTTACATGTACTACCTTGCGGCATCTGTTTAATATGCAAACTACCACTTTTATGACTTGCTTGTTTAACACGTATTTCAACTTCGTCAATTTTGCGAAAAATTTCTTTAGTCGATACCTCACTGATCATACTGTCCATACGCATTGAACATAATTCTTCGCTTAATTCTAGAGATATGTAGATTACGTTCAAACCCTGTTTGATAAAATTTATTGCTAAATTTTGCAAAAACACACTTTTACCTGTGCCGCTTGCGCCGCACCATATAGTAATTTCGCCTCGATTAACTCCGCCGTATAATTTATCATCTACATCTTTCCAGCCTGTGCTAATTTGACCGTTGTTATTTTTGATTCTCATTAATCTAGCACGAGGGTCTTCAAAATAATTGGTACCAATATCGCTTTGTAGGCTAATCAGAATAGCGTCTCTAACTAATTTTTCTACCTCACTATAATTACCTTTTTCAATTAAATCTACGGCATTTAGAACGGCATCTGCTAAAGCACGATTTTTACAAAATTCTTCTATTTCATCTAAAAACGCATCTTGATGCTGTATCGTGATATTTTCAATTCTAGAGAAATTTATTCCGGTCTCTGCTGTTACCTGCTCAAATTTTGGCAAGACCCTGTATTTCTCAGCATGAGACATGATGTATCTCACAGCAGGTCTAAATTTATTAATGAAGTATTTTGCATTGATAATATTCTGACATTGTGCAAAAATTTCTTCGCTGCTCAACAGCACGTCTATCAAAAGTTTTTGCTTATCTTCGGTATATTCTTTAATTTCGGCCGGCTCTTTTGTCATCTTATCCTCTAATCATCTGTCGTTTCATACCAATTTGCAATTTACTATCAGTTTTTGATTGTATAATACTATATAAGGTATATAGTTTTCCGTATTTTTTGCTAGCATCTGCTGCATCTTTAATACCTTCTTCCCATTCTGGAAAACTTACTGACCATCCTTGATCTAATGCTACATCAATTAACTCTTGATTCTTTAATTGTCTATCTGGTACAATTATTTTTTCTTGTTCGCTAGAATTTAGCCATTCGATTTGCTGTTTGTTCATTTTACTACCTAACGTAGCAACACCATCTACTGCAATAGCATCGAACGGTCCTTCTGATACTAGAACATACTTTCTAAATTTATTGGTTAATATTTTATTGTTGAACAGATAGCCCGTCGGTAGATCACTGTTGAAATATCTAGGTATATTTTTTGGAGGTACACCTGCATATCGACCAGTCCATCCTATTATTTTATTTTGATGATAAAATGGTATAATAATTCTGCAATTGAGATCCCAACGGTGGTTAGGTGTCCAGTGATACTGGTATCCTTCTGCAACGGCTCTACCTCTGGTTGTTAAATATTCTACACAAGCAGCAAATTCATCAGGAATTTCGTCTGCTTGCAACCATTCGTCAAATGAGTTGGTATATCTAGGTAGTTCTACTTCTGAAAAATTCTCGGCTCGAAACCAGTTGCTGTTATCAATATTTTCTAATTCGCCGTTAAGTTTTTTGCTGAGTATCTCTAGTTTAGCTTCCTGAATTCGCGTGCGAGGTATTCCTAGATAAGTTAACCACAGCTCAAAATTGTTGGTTATATCGCCTCCTCGATAACCTGTTTTGAATCCACAATTATAACAATTAACAATTATAGCACCATCTGCTGTTATCAATAAATTTCCACGAGAGCGTGTATCGTGATTATGGCCTCGATGATGACAGCAAACCGAATCGAATATCCACCAACCTTTAGGATTTTGACGACGCTTAGACGGCAAATATTCTTGAACCAATTGATGTAATAACAGCATATTAATGATCAGTTTAATGCTGATAACATTGATCGCACAATATTAATTTTTATAGAGTATTCCTGAGAAATATCCGTGATTGCAACGAGGAAAAGTTGGTATACCAGGCTGTTGAGGATAAGGGATCGGCGCAGGTGGCGGCGGATATGGACTCGGCGGCGGCGGATATGGAGCAGGAGGATACGGCGGCGGCGGAACACATGGTATAGGCGGCCATCCCGGCTGTGGATTTGGACCGCATGTCCATGGTCCAGACAATGGTTTAAATGCACGGTTATTTTTACTGCTGCACGGAAATGGTAAAGGTCCGCAGGGTATTGGACCGCACGAAGGGTATACAGGTGTGCATTGATAATATTGATCGCATTGGCTGCATTGTCGATACATTGGATTTTCAAAAACAGCTCTGACCCAATAATAATTGCCAGTAAAATTAAAGGCTTTTATTGTAGGACTATTATACGGAGGTATGTACTGAAAATAATCAGTTCCATTTCCTATAGGAATATTCGACCAATCAACTGCTGTCGGCGGACTAAGAGTCAAACTAACTTGAATCCAAAGCTTCCCAGCATATCCGTTGCCTGTATATGCTACTATAGTATGCATGCCATTACTACGTTCAGATTGAGCATCACCGGCCAATGCTCCGCTAGCAAAAACATATTGATTAGTTAAGTCATCTATGGTTTCTGGAGTGAATTGGTATGCTGGCACATTAATAGCAGGAACAAGTGATGTACTCATACCTTCTATTAGTTCAAAATTACCATAGGTGCTGCGATTGATATCAGTGTAAAGAAATGTTTGAGCACCAGTTACATCTGTCAATCTAATTGTATATCGGTAATATCCGCCGAGCCAATGCCCTATCTCGAGGTCAGTTAGTGTTAACCTGCAAGTTCCTGCTGTATCTTGCAGTGTTTGAACAGGTTGTATCAATAATAATTCTGCAAGCGGCGAATACCCGTTACCGGAAACAGTTGTTACGCTTTCTACTCGTTGTATAAGAGCGTCAATTTGATAACCAACAAGATTAACTGGTTTTCGATCATTATTCCGTACCACGAAATCTATGTTGTTTGTTGCGCCCTTGTAGACTTTGGTATCATATTGTATCATTGGTCCATTTATGTTAGGAGCATTGCCATTGGTGAACCAGAGTTGAACGTACTCTTTGAATTGAAACAAAACTTGGTCTACCATCTGTTGCCATCTGCCTCTCTTACAAGTATTTATGGTTAATAGATAATAAACTCGAGCAAGTTTCGATAAGACTTATAATATTTTATCTATTTCGATTTCAGCTGTAGATTTTGAATATAAATACCATATAACCAAATTAGCAATTATGACACCAGAAACACATAAACTACTACAGGAAAAATTTCCATTCCTGACTATCATAACATATCTCAATGCAGAATATATAGGTATTATGCAAAATGCTGACAATCAATTTGTCAGCATTTACATATTAGAGCCTACATTGCCTCAGCGTGTCAAAAAAGATTTTCTTTCGTGCGGTGAGACATGGTGGTGGGAAAGTAACAGAACTATACCAATCAATCTATTTCTTCGTGAAAGATTTAAACCATTCAAAAAATACCTAAAAACTTTTGCTAAGAAAGAGGTTACTATTATTGAAGGTCCAACTGTTAATGTAATGGACCTTATCAACAAAAAATTGAAACGTCGTACCATACAACTTGTTAAGAATATGAATTAACAATCTAAAGTTGTTACAGATATCTTACCAACTAACCTTCCATCTTTTGTAATCGTGAGTTTGGTTGGTTTACGTGTAAACTCCTTTTGTGCGTCTTTTTCTTGTGCATCGCTCCATTTTTGCCATTTTTCTACGTTAGCCCATGCAAATATTGCAGCATCGTCTTTGTTTTCAAAACGAATTAATCCAACTACCATATCTTCAGTATTTTTATTATCATCGTTCGAGCTGCTGCGGTAAGCTTTGGCTTTGATAGAAAATTTACCATCAATCCTATCCAAAGTTTTAAGCATTTCTGCCCAATCTTCGGATTTAATATTTGGACTTCTAAACAGGTAACCACCAGTCATTCTAGATTTGTTGTTACTTAGTGGATCTGTTTCTAGTCCTGTGACAAGACAAACTTCGTATGAACCGTCTTTAGCAAAAAGATTGACCGACGTCCCCAGACTATTTGTCTTGCTAGCAAGGTGAAGAATTTTAGTTTTCATATTGAACTCCTACACTATTTTAAACAAATATAGAGTCTTAATCAACGCTGTCAATGTTATTTGTGGCTTGTTCGACAATTAGATTGGCATGTACCTTTACCAACATTGCATAACTTGTTGCATGGCTTTTGTGAAAGCTATACGATCCGTCAGATGAATCTAACCATATCTCACTTGCAATAGAATCAAATCCGTTTAGTTTGCATTTTTCTACCAAATGTCTTTTACCTGGGCGAATAAGGGCTAATATCATTGCTACATCTTGAATATTCTTTGGGCGCAAACTTGCAACCATGTCAGCATGTTTACCAAGATGTATCAGTTTCTCTGTAAATTCTGTATAGGAAAGTAGATTCCAGTCAAACTCTCTAGACATTAGATCTAATAAATGTTGTTCGTTTTTGACCATTTCGTACACATAAACATTGAGTAAATCTATTTTATACAACCCTTGCTGTTCTGCTGTTTCATAATGTAAACTAGCTAATCCTGTAATAGGATCTGTGGGAACAGTATGAAAATAAACACCTGTGTTATGTTTTGTAATGGTATTATTTCGTATAATCGCCGCTGGTATATGATATAAAAATTTCAATGCTCGATTGCGATCTGCAAAATCTATATCAACATCGCCTGCTAATTTAGGCATATAATATCTCCCCATGTTAGAACAAATTCTGCAGCAGTTTGCTGATTAACATCGATGTAAATTTGCCAAGGATTAACTGGAATAAGTTCATATCTGATATTTCTATCTTCTAACCATTTACCTAACGGCGATTGGCTGTTGATAAAAGGTACAGAATATATAGACATTAACGGCTCGAACTGATAGACAATCCAGTCTTCATCTATTTCGACAAAGAACTTTCTCATTCATAGCTTACCTTATTATCTAACTCTCGATTAATTGATTGAATATGTCGTTCATTACTATTGATTCTATTCCTCAAGGAACGCAAATCGTTTTCAAGCTTTGCAACAGTAGCTTGCAGAAGTTTTACAGTATTCTCAAGTCTCAGAACCAATGTTGATTCAACAATAGAAATTTTCTTCCCATTAACTTCTATTTCTGTTACCATGCCATGTTCGTGTAAGGCAATTGCCGGCGGTTGCTGAGTGGTGTAACCAACATCATATTCCTCTCCGTCGTCTTCATACATGCCGTTATATGTATCACTCATTTATTACATCCCATTTTCTCTAAGTGTATTGCGTATAAATTCGCAACTGTCTCTGTTTTTATTGAATCGTATTTTCCAAGGCCCCGGCGGTGCATATTTTTTAATCATACTTATTTGTTCGGGTGTGCATCTTTCAAAAAAATCAACTGCGCTATCAACATTATACAACAGCCACGGTGATATCCTGCCACTGCGTATCCATGCTACTGCTTGATTGGTATTAACCTGTCTAAAAAATTCTGGCCACGGCTCCCCTGATTGCATGCTCCATTCATTCATTAACATGATATTTCGTTCAAGGGCATCCTCTGCTGATTCTTGTCGTGTTAATTCTCGAACATATTGTTCGTAGACAAAATCATGAGTCCATTTGTCAAGAGGCAAATTGTTTTTGATAACATAATCAATAAATTTAGCAGGTTCCACTGCATTAAGATCTCTCATATGCATGCCAAATTTAACAAATGCAAGATAATATTGGCTATCTATAAAATTTCTATAATTATTTTTAAAATTCGTGTTTTTATTGAATGTGTTTAATTCATAAAATCTACTCCAAGCTAGAAATCCAAATCTCACATGAGGATCGTCTCGTTGAAACCATCTTCGCTTTTTTTCACAACTATGATTTACAAGGCTTGATTCTTTAACAAATGTGCGTTTGCAAAATTCACATTCAAAAGATGTCATGCACTTTGTTGCTTCTTCCATGTGTCGATTAAATCCTTGACCTCTGCATCACTTGCACCACTTCCTTTTACCAAGCTAGTCCAGCTTTCAATATCATAAGATGATTTTAGAATAGATAATTCATCGTCATTTAATTGAGGAAAACGATCTAACAACCATTGATCAATTTTATTTGATTGTTTGGTATTTTTCGCAGCTAACCAACTACGGTATTGTTTACTCCCTAAACCAGCTAAACACAACAATTTGTGTTGTAATTCGGGGTGCTTTGTTAAATTCCAAAATCCAAGATTAACAATCTCGTTTGTAGCCATAACCGCATATGCTGCGTTTGGATTTTGAGAATTTAACGAACTCATATAACGCATGAGCACAAGTGGTGAGTAACCTTTTTTTTCGTCTTCTGTTAGGTTGTTATAATAATCAAAATTTCGAGTATCTATTGCGTGCAATGTTTCGAAAAGATCTAACTTTTGCGTTTTTTGTGATTTTTGTGATTTTTGTGATTTTTTTTCGGCCACGATGCATGTCTCCTAATATAATTGTTACTTAAATATCGTAGTAATACAAGACACAAAATGGTCTCTTTTTGATTATATTAATAAATAATATCATCTAGCATTATGCGGCTACCCAACCGCGTAGCCCTAGAACGGCAACACAAAGGAGAAACAACATGGGACGCCCGATTAATAACAGATATATTGGTAACGTAAGCGGTTCTGGCCAACAAATAGAAGCTACTGCATATTTTACATGCAAGCCTGGTGCAGCTCTAGCATATATATGCTCTCAAAAAGCAACAAATACTTATAATATGGTTTCAGTTTGCGGAAATTATAGCAATCGCGTTGAATTGACCAACGGCGGAGTTGCACTACAACCTGGACAAGCTAACGTCACTGTCAAACCGTACGGATTTTCTGGTAGTGGGGCTACTGCTACTGCTAATTTAGGTGCTACAAGTTTCACAGTTGTATCTGGTGGATCAGGTACTTATGCAAATGGTTATGTTCCTGGACAAATTTTATGTGTGTCAGGTGGTACTCATACAGCTAATAAACAATCTAATGCCACAGTAACATCAGTCTCGCTAGGCGCTGTAGGCAATATATACTCTGACACCGGATATACTGTAGGAGACACATTTACGTGGAATTACGCAGGTTGGTCGACACCTACCATTATTACAGTTGCAACAACAACAGGTAATGGTAATATCAGCGGCGTAACACTTACATCAGTAGGATCAACAACTAATACCAGTGTTAGTAATACCACAGTATACAGCAGTGCAACTACAACTAACGCATGGGCTAATAGTGCAACATTTGGTCTAAGATGGGATGCCAGCGGACTTACGGTAAATCACGAAGGCGATTATACATCTCCACCAAGTAATCCTGTATCCTTTACAGCAGCGTCTGGTCACGGTACCGGTGCTACAGCGACGGTTGGATACGGTCTATCGTCTGTACAGGTTACAGCCGGCGGCAGTGGTTATCAAGCTGTTACAGCAACCGTAAGCGGCAACGGCGGAGCCAGTGTTGGTGCTACAGTTACATGCGGCGCGGTTACAGCACTTTCAATTTGCGGACCAGGGTCGTATGGACCAACTCGTCCAACAATAACAATTGCACCTATTGCAAGCTTAGAATATGCGCAAGTTATCAGGAACCTTACGGTAACAACATTCTTATATAATACATATGAATGGGTTCCAACAGGTTGCACACCTCGACCAGGCCAAGCTGTTCTACAGACTGCATAATAACTGTCCTGCAAAAGCAGGCAGGCTCAGTGAAACCCCATTGATTAGCCCGAGCGACATCAATGGGGTTTCTGCTATCTAGAACATTTTGCGAATATCTAAATTGTCAGGTATTTTGCCAACTTCTTTGACAAAAAATGCACATAAAGGATTTTCTCCGTCAGTTAGCGGTACCGATAATAGATGTCCATTTTTAAGTTTAGGGAAATACCATTTTACATCTGGCCAAGTGTTGATAATTTCAAGTTTTAAAAATTTAGGCATATACCCTCGTATTGGGTTGAAGCAAAATACATCAAAGTCTTTATCCATTAGATATACCAACGGCATTACTTCGAGATCACCTAAATGTATATCACCTATGATAACACTCCAATCTAACGGCATTTGAATGTTGTATTCTCCAATTTTAATATCTATGCAAGGACTGTTGAAACTTTCTAGAAATATCAATGGTAAAAAATAATAATCAACATCAGATTGATTTGAATAATCAAGTACGCAATAACGCAGATCTTCGACACGATCAGGTATTTGATTTATTGCATATGATCGATTTTCATGAGTTAAGATCCGTATAGCTGTTCTCCTACTAAAATATGTCAGCAGGTATTTACAGCTATTTTCGATAAAATTGTTTAAAAATCAATAGACTATCTTTGAAATACTAGACGGATACTGTACCTCTGTATAAAATTTACGTCGTTTTAATAAATGCTTATTACTGAATTTGCATTTACTAGCTATATCATATATAGAAACTTCGTTTTTATCATCGGCTTTTCGTAAGCCTCGACCAATACTTTGTATTACTCGAACAAAACTTTTACCTGGTTCTAGCAATATTAGATTGAATATTCGATTTATTGAGATTCCGGTACTTGTGGTACCGTATGTAGCTATCATTATAGCATTGTCAGCGAGATTGATATCTTTATAATGTGCCTTACGTTTGGTACTTTTCATTTTCCCACTGATAAAGGTAGCATCAGGTATTAATTCTTGTAATATTTGGCCAGTTTCGATACGATCTATTAATACGAGTGTGTTGCCAGTTTTAGAAATTTCTATAATTTTTTCAGACAACCATTTCATTCGATCTCTATTGGTTACCAGATATTTTAATTCCTCTTGATAATTGTTGTATACTACTGATTCTTGTGTATGTAAAATATTCACATGACACTGAGCTAAATGTCCTTGATCTTGCAATTCTTTTGCAGTGAGTTGGCCAACTAATGGACCAATTGCACTATATAAACTTACTTGATTATATTCTTCTTCTGGTATTGTACCAGTTAACCCCCAGCGTATAGGTATGTTAGAAAATGTCGTTGTCAATAAACTGTGTAATACATTCATATTTTTTACTGAATGACATTCGTCGCATATCACAGCTACCAAATTGTCTAAAAACACTGTCATTTGTTCGTCGTCAAGCGCATCTTTGTGTTTTTTATCTAACACCATCAAACTTTGCCATGTACAGATAGTATGCGTTCGATCATATTCTTTACGATCACCGTATAATACACCAACATCTAACCCAATATTTCGATAATCTTCTTCTGTCTGTTGAACTAGATTTTTGTTGGGGACTATAAGTATAGTTCTGCCATATCTTTCTGCTACCTTGGCTAGAGTGGCACTTACAATTGTTTTTCCTGAACTGGTAGGAGCAACACTAATACTCTGTAGATTATTGATACACTCGTTAATTGCTTGAACTTGATAATCTCGCAGAACAATAGGCTCTCCAGCAGCTCGGTGACCTACTGGCCATACAATATGACTTAGAAAGTTTTCGGTAATTTCGCTGAACTCGAATGTATGAGTAGGTCTCTGATCAACGAGTTCAAGTTCATAACCGTGATCAGTTAATATTGGAAGAATTTTGTCTAATAAATTTAGATAAGTTCTGCCACCTAATGTACAAAAACTTGTTGTACCGTCCCATCGACCAAGCTTATAAGCAGGACTATAACGTGCATGAGGGAGAAAATATTTTACTGCATTTACGCATGCTCGGCGAGTCGGTAAATCTAATCCTTCTAGTTTTACAGATGTCTCATTTTCAATAATTATTTGCGCAATTTTAATCACATTAGCCTCTTATAGTTGCAATATCTGTTAATTTATACGTGTGTTATTTTCGAGAGTTACTGTTTCGAGACCAACTACGCGCAATTTTACAATGTGGCCAATTTGCCAAGCCTTGATATCTAATCCTTTCATAAGTGCTAGATATTTGTTGCGCACAAGACCTACTTCATTAATTATTATCGCCATACCAACTACATCGTCTTCGCCATCTATATATTTTTCTATCGATCTATCAGTTAATTGGCGATTATATCTTTCTAGATATCTTCTATAATGATCGCTTCTTATTTTATCATATTTGATATTTAGATGTTTCAATATCGCTTCGATTTCTTGTAGTTGTCCAAATCTATGAGAGGTTATACCAGATAGTTCTTGTGAATTCTTTTCTAGATTACCTATAATTTTCGTTTCATTCTTTGCTAATTCTAATTCATTATTATAGTAATCTATTGCAAACGGAATATCACTAAGATTTTCTACTACCCGGTTATACCACATATTTCCTCAAACTTGTAAAATATTAAAAGATATCATTCTTCGTTGTAATCTAAATCATCGTTATAATCGCCATCTAGATCATTTTTAAGTTCGTCTAGTGCGTAATCAATATGTTCATCTTCTTCGCGTAAATCCTCTAAATCATTAAGTTCAATATCTTGATCAATTAAGATACGTAAAAACCTAGACGCAGCATCGTTCTTTTTACCCAGTGGAATAAAATCTGAGAAGTGCTCCCAGATTTCTAAAATTGCACGATCAGTAATTTCCAATTTTCATTCTCCTGTTTCTTCTGAAATATCATGTTCTTCATCTTGTATAGGATTTATCCTACGTTCATCCCATTCATCCATAATCTTATCTAAAAAGTCATTTGTGATGGAATTACGAAAATATTTGTGTTCTACATTCGACTTGTCAATATACTTGAGTTTATTCCCGTCTTTAACCAAAATACCTTTCTTCTCAAACAACTCAATCAATCCGCTATAAGGATCCATACCTGTTTCCCAAGGAATTTTGATTTCAACGTTTTCAAATGGCTTGTTATATCTAGTCTTCATAATTTTGCATGCAGCACGAATACCACGAACATCTGTAACCTTTTTACCATCTTCGTCTTCTTTAAGCTTGCGCTTTTGCATAGCTACAACAATTGATGATGCATAGATGAATCCTGAGTTATGGCTGACTATTCCGCTATCTAATAGATAATGATGTGCAACAGGAACTGATATATCATATACTTTCTTAATACCTATATTTTTTTTACTTTTAATTCTAATTTTTTGTAGTGACATTTTTGATATACTCCTTTATCATTTTAATTGATTCTAGTTTGTTATCTGATTCCCAAACTACTATAGTATGATACCCCTTGGTGTTCGACATACACTGCTGCTTATTCTTATCTCTGTTCCATATTTCTTGCGCTGTTAAATTTGTCTGTTTATGTAAGTATTCAGAATTATATTTTTTTGGATTACAATGCCAATAGTCTCCATAAAACTCAACACAAAGATTATATGCTGGGACAACAAAATCGAAGAAATAATAACAATGTAAATTTGAATCTAAAATTCCATATTCACCATTTTCATTGCATGCACTATAAATTTTGCAATCAGGAAATAAATTACTCAATTCTAAAAAAAATTTATTTGCTTTTTTAGAATTATGTCTATTTTTAAATTTTTTAGACCATAACTTTCGTCCTGCATCGTCTCCGTGATTGTTAATATACCCTTCCAATGTATAATTTATTTTTCTAGATTCACATAGAGCATTATATTTCAACGTTCCTTCAGTTTCTCCAAATTTTGATATAAAATATTGCAAAGACATATTATCAGAACGTTGCATAATGTATGATTTAGCTTCTTCCTCACTCATTCCTCGTTCCATCCAATATTCTTTGCAAAATGGAGATCTACGTTTTCTTTCATCTGTATCATATTTTTCTAATCTCAGTTTACTGTTAGCACGTTGTACTCTAGAAACTTGCTCTACAGCACTTTCCATTGTGTAACCTAACTTGACCCAATAATCGATGCTACGTGGACTTCGAGATTTCTGAAGTTGAGATATTTTTTCTTGAGATTCCTGCAATGATAAGCCTCTTTTGATCCAATATTCAACCGAAGTTTGACCGATTTTTTTAGGCAGTTTTAACTTTCTGCTGTTTTTGCACAATGGCGAACATACATATTGTATAGTCATTATACTATCTTTTTTTCTTATCATTTTTCCGCATTCAACGCACGGTTTCATGTGATTAACCTCCAGTAATTTGTGTGTTGTAGATATTTAGCAAATTACTGGAGGGCAAGGGTTATTAGTTACACAACTTGTAATATTTCATCATTTTCAGACAATTCTGCTACAGTTTTCCACACCAATTGATTATCAAGCTGTTGCGTTAAAAACTTATGTTCGTTAGTGGCCTGAATTATTTCACCAGTTTCTAATTCAATTTCAATTACTTCTTTGTCATCAAATGTAAACGTTTCTGAAACATCGATATCACCATCTAATGTAACAACAACATCCCCTTGCTGAATATCTTCAATATTCTTTGATGAACCGTCTGCCATCCAGATTTTATGCCCGGCTGTTAAACAACCTCCACTAATTTTGTCATCTGGATCAAACATATCTTGACTAGCATAGCTATGATTGGTTACTACCATACCAACATCATATTCACCAAACATATTCACACAGTTACGAACTAGGGCTGTAAGTGCCTTTGGTTTACGACCCATATCACCCTTTAAATCGCCTGCTTCGAATTGATTCACATCAGTTGGGGTTAATAACATACCGAGACTGTCTAACACAAACAAAATCTTTGGTCGGTCCTCTTCTGGTACGGTGTCAAACCGCGACTTGTAATCTTTCATAAAGTCACTCATTAATCTAGCTACGTCGTCAATCATAGACATATTAACCTTAAGTAACTTTTCTTCACTGGTATCAACACCAAGTGGCTTTAACCAATTTTCGTCAAGTGCATTTTCTGTGTCAATTAATACAACGAAAATACCCTGTTTTTGTGCATTGCGCACCAAATTACCCGAACAAATATACGATTTACCGCTGCCTGACTGGCCTGCAAACATAGTAACCTTTCCTAGAGGGATACCGCGTCTAAAGTTACCAGATATACCATAATTAAGTGCATAGTTGCCGCTATCAATCCAATGCTTTGGATCGTGGAATCCAAGAGAAATACCTGGAATACTTTTTGTTAGGTCACGTCTAAACTTTGAAAGATCAAACGGTTTCATGTTATTCTCCTGTTAATAAAATGACGATAGATAATGTGAGTTGTATTATTTAAAAATATGGGGGAGGTCGTACACCTCCCCCATAATTATCACTTTTGTTGCTGACGCTTACGAATCGCAGCAATGATCTCGTCTGGAGTCTGCATCTTTTTCTCAGAAGCAGGTGCAGACGAAGCCGTAGTATTAGGCTCTTCCCACGGTGGAGAATTATCTTCTTCAACTACTGCAGGCTTGGTAGGCAATCTATTTAGAATGCTGCTTGCAGTAACCTTTGGAGTAGAAACTGGTGTTGATACAGCAGTTGACGAGCTGTTATCGGAATCATTGTTAGCGTTATCTAAACGCATACCATTTGGTCGATAGAATTGACCCCATCGATCAACATCGTACAATTCCTCATCTACACTTGCTCTGAATAATTCCATAATAGCAGCTAAATGTGCATCATCAGGCTTCTTTGGTAAGAAACTTGATAAATTCCACAAACCATGTTGGTTAATAGCAGTAATCTCAGCATCTGTTAAAGCACGCTCTTTCATTGCCCATTTGCTGCTAGCATAATTTGCATAGTTACCTTTTGAACTTTTGAGTAGATAAAAATCTCTACCTTTATCATAGTCAGTAGGACTGTGCTCGAGATCCTGGTCCATGAGAATAGACTTGACAATATCAAATACCGACGTATTTATGACAAATCGACGAATAGGATTCTCTGGTTCTTGATCATCCTTGTTAGGGTTTGACGTTACAAATCCTTGAAATAAATAGCTCTTCTTACGGTAATACTTGCGAGCCATGTCTTCTAAGCTTTTGTCCTTCCACCAAGGACGAATTTCAGCTGTTATCGGACAAGTACCCGACTTCCACATATCGGTGCAAGGAACTTGAACTTCAACAGGCTTTGAAATTGGATCGCCTTTAACACCTGGGAACGGAAGCTTAATAATAAGTCGTTCTATCCAGAAAAAGTCATTTGATTCGTCGCCATCTGGAAGGAATCGTAATGTTGCGCTTGATCCTTCAGGATTATTCCAGAATGGATAAATGGCATTATCGCCACCGAAGCCGCCGCTTTTTGCGCGGTCTTTATTAGCTTGTTGAGCCAATAGTTTTGCTTGTATTTCTTTAAGAGTTAGTGCCATATTGTGTGCCTCCTTGTGTGCCTATTAATGGGTTTAAGATAACAAGGGAAACTCCTTCGTCCCTTGCTAACAATACTATTTATACCAGACAGGTAATGCAAATTTAATTAAGGAATAAAAAAAATGGACCTTTCGGTCCATTTTTTATAATCCTGCTAAACGTTTAATACGCTCTAGCATTACCTCGTTAACATCGTCTGCTTGCATGTTGTTATTTGTAGATGTTTCGTTATTACTATATTTTTTTACAAACATATCAACAGCTTCTCTAGGTTTAGCATACGGAGATATATCTAAGTGTTCTATCTCTGTAAACTTATCCCCGTCCTTTTTCCACACATACCATTCATTTTTTGTTGTATGTCTATCATATTGATCCTCGGCATGCAAAAGATAATAATCTCCAGCTTGTGCAACGACCTCGCCGCGGGCATAAGGATCCCAAATATATTTCGTATCCGGGGTATATGAATTTTCTTCTAAATCACTGTCAGCCGGTGTTTCATCTTCTACAGGTTCACCAAAATTCCAACGTTTTTCACGTTGACCGTCGTTATATGTAATTTCTTCTCTTCTTTCGCGAGCTTTTTGTGTAATACCGTGAGAGTCATTTTCATCTATATCATCGTCATACTCACCTTCGCCTGAGTCTAACCCTAACTCGCGTGCATGTTGCATTGCTTCGTGTTCGTCAGTAAACGGACCTTCTACATGATTATAATTGCCGTATTCTCGTTTAATCCATGTCATTACATCATCCGGCGATAGATAACTTTCATACCCACTAACACCCCAATTCTGCGGAGTATTCCCAGCTATTGTAGATTCTTTCCATTTTCCGCCTTCTTTGGTAACCATGCCAACGAACACGCCATTATCTTCATTACCTATAATAACAAAGAATCCATCGTCTGTGTCACCTATATTATTATAGTCGTCATTTTCAACAAGTTCTAAATCTTCGGCTGGCGTATAATAAATTTCCGGATCATCACCAAATCTCACAGGATATTCGTTGCCTTCGAGATCGGCAACTATTCGACCTGCTCCTAACTTTTGTGTTTTGTGCCTGACTTTATCTCCAATTATAAACTGGGATGTTGTTTCAGATTCTGCGGCAAAAATAACTTCTGGAGAAAATTCACTAAAGAATTCATTTAATTCAACTTCTTCAGGTAGAACAGTTTCGGCTTCTGTATATGTCAAGCTACTAGCAATAGCTTCTCGTACCAAAGAGATATCTTCATCTGTTGGCTTCACATTGTCGGCGATCATTTCGGCAATTTCTGATAATCTAGCCGCTGCATGCGGATCTGAGCAAGCATCCGCTAATTCACTGATTTGCCAATGCAAGCGTTCTAATACTTCCTGCTTGTCAGGTGCACCACTGATGTTTGGTTTACGATTCCATGAAAATGATATAGGTTGTGGTTGATTATCAATGCCGCTTAGGTATTTTGCTGCAACGCCTAAATCACCGTAAAAAGGTTCGTCTTGACCACACGAGCATTCTTCTGCTAATTTTTGCCACATGCTGTTTGTTGCAGTTTCGTCGAGAATAATAGCCTGTGTTGCAAGAATAGATTCGGCTCTGGCATACCCTTTTGGACCGTGTAGACTTTTTAACCGACGATTAATATCGTTCATATTTTCTCTAACACTTACAATCCATTCTGTAACAATTTGATTCTGACGCATAACATGCGCTGCACGGCGTAGACTAATATAATCGCTACTCAAATTCATAATACCTTCTGCGATTGCATCATGATTGCTGCCGCCATTGCTTATATGCCGTGCAAATGCCCTAGCTCCGCTCATATGTAAATGAGGATACGAAAAACGTTCTCCTAATTTGTTTTCAACAAACAATGCACGAATGTGGCGTGTTCTTGCACCTGATTTTTCTTCATTTACAACATCACTATGTCGTATGATTAATTTAGCTTCGCCAATTCGTTGGAAGGAACTTTTGGTGGTTCCAAACCACTTGCTAACGTCTTTACTTTCCTTAATATTATGCACAGCTTCCTCCCTGGGGTCAATAGCGTGATCAAATACTTGCCAGACCACTTTGATACCTTCTCGTTGGCTAACAGCTTTTCTTATATGATTTCTAAGTTGATATACAGTTTTAAAATCATCATCATCTTTTAAATTAGGTGTTTTAATGTTAATATAACTGTTTTGGCCTTGATCGTGTAATGCTACCAATATAGTGAAATCATCTAATTCAGGATTGTAACTAGTAAATGTAGCAAAAAATCTCGTAGCATCATCTGGGTCGATAGTCTTGTTGCCTTTGGCATCGTACATGACAAGTTTTTCACAAGATCCTTTGATGATCCAATACAGTTTGTCTGTAACGATTTTCCAATTAAAACTCATTGAATACTCCGGATATAGGTAAAGTATATTTAGTCTTCAGGACATTTAGACAACAACAGATTAATTTATTATCACAGAGAACGGCAGAGGATCTCGATGTTCAGTTTCATTGTCATCGAACACATCTTTCATCAATTCTCCAACTTTATCATCCCAATTAGTGACCATTTGCATCATACGTATACACAGGATTGTAGCCATAACACAGTCATCATTTTCGCCTTGTTTAGCCGAAAATCCATCGCCTTTGGATATGAAAAATTTCAATTGTTTGATTAACATTTTGCTTTTAATTTGCAATCTATTGCTTTCTACAAGACTCTTTAGTTTGCTACAAGCATTAGCTTTGCTGCGACCATTCGTGTTCAAACCTTTACGATATCGCACTAATCCAGTTCTACGAGTTTCATTCAACAATTGACCCATAAAATTTTCTTCGCCTATATCATTTATCGTTTGTAGAGCAGCTTCTCCCCATGTATTGTTTTCAAAGGTAAAATAAATGTCTGGTTCACCTTTGAATCCAGATTTTTTACAATCGTCGTAAATCTTATTGATGATAGTTTGCATTGTGCGTACCTGATTGGGGATACTGGTTTTACTACTGGTCCATTCTGCTATTTGTGACATATCTGGTAAACTCCAGACTTCGATAGCAGCAGGATCTTTCCCTACACCTGCACTCGGGTCTAGACTTACTAGATAAGTTCGATCTGTGGTTATGCGATCATACCAACGTATTTCGCCAGTTTTATAAAGAGGATCAGATCCTCGTAACCGTTGTAATGTAACCCCGCCTATAAGTGTACTTTCTTCACCGGCGAATTGACAGCAATATTCTCTTAGAAATCTCTCCTCTCCAATTTTAGCACGCTCAACATCTGCCCAAACTTCGTCGCGGCCTGGTACATCACTATAATGAGCAGAGAATCCTTTGAAGCCATTAACACCCACTCCATTCAGTATTTCATTACCGTGCTCATCAATGGTGTTTATGGCGCCAAACCATAATTCTGCAAACATATCTTCGTCACTTGCCGGAGTTGATGTTATGATACATTTACCACCTGTTGCCAATGTCGGTGCCATAGCCGTCCAAAATTCTCTTGCAACTCCTGGCCGAACGAACGCAAATTCGTCTAGATATAATAAACTAATAGCCATACCTCGACCGCTATCTGGTGTAGTAGTTGTAGCAACTATGCGCGATCCGTTGTCAAATCTTATGCTTGTTACGTTATACTCTGTAACACCTGCACGTATATGATTTGGCATTTCTTCATATGCATATTTGATACGCATCATTATTTCGTTAGCTGCTTTGAATTTGTTTGCTGCTATTAACACTGTAACATCGTCGTGATACATAGCATACCATAACAAATAACCGGCCGCAGTCGTTGTATTATGACTTAAAATACCATTTGTATAATAACGATGATCGGGTGATTCCACCGAAACATCATACATGTTGTCATATAAATCACTGATTTTTAACGATTTTACTGATACTACACCAGAATCTGTTTGTATCAAACAACCAGGGGTTAGATCTTTAACAAAGATCTCATTATAATTTTCGTCAAATACAATATGATTGTCTGCACAAAAAAGGTGATACCCGTTGTCTAGCAACAATTCGTATACTTGATATTCTATGGTTTTTGATATTTCTGTACAAGGCTGCCAACCAGAGTCTGTTAATATATCCCAATCATCCAGGGATATTTGATCTATAAATTTTCGATCTACTGTTTCAGACATTGCATGCATTGTTCTATTACCTTTTTGGGTTTGATTTATATTACGATCAACCATACTACCGTCGTCGGGCTGTACTGACTGTGTCTCTTCTTTTGTATTGACTGATATCTGGTAAGGTTGTTCCTGCTCGCATACAAGCAGCCCATTCGTAATAGGTCCCAATTGGGATATCATAAATTTCTCCTGTGGATTGTTGTTTAATACTAATTAAAGTATCATGTACAACACATTTCCCACTCTGCCTCGGAATCATAGCCAGCACGTTTCTGTATTCATCATAAGCGTGTACCAAATCACGCTGAAACAGATATGCTTCAAAAGGTACTTTACCTTTTGTTGGATGCTGGATATACATAAAATGTTCCATAAACCATAAAGGGTCTTTGTGACATTTGACTAGCTCTTGTAGCTGTTCTTTAGTCATCGGAACTTTTAATCCAGGCGGTTTTAATTTTTCAAAATCTGTTGTATTCTTTCCCATTTTCTCATCAATTCAAGGAGAACAACTCGTCTATCGATCTGTAAGATTTTACATAGTCTCCCGATATACTTATCAGTACTTCGTTTATAACTGCTTCTATATTAGTGTGCCAATGTTTTAAAAATTTATGAGTTCGATATAATTCCGGAATATGATCCTCAAAACCCCAGCAAAATTCTTGCAATAAACTGGGATGATCTGGGATGTAATAATAAACTTTGAGCAATACAGGTTTGGTACTAAAAATCAACATCACTATCCTCCTTTTGTGAAAATAACACCAATAGAGGCCGTGCATTCATTATTTGAAAGCGTGTTGCCTCACAATGGTACTCATCGGACTATGACTACCATCATCAACAGGCTCCTCATCACTAAGCGGATCTTTATCGAAACTTGGTTTGGTTGGGTCACTAAGAGGACTCATTACGCCCGTGTCATTTTCTCGTTCAGTTTCTTCGAGATATTGTTGATATTCTGTAGTCAAATGTGCATGCAATTCTTGAATCAAACCGTTATCGCCAGCAGAACCTTTAATGCGTTGCGGGTTTTCTACTGCTTGCCAAATTAAATCTGGCTCGTCAATTTCTTCACCTTCGTCTTTGAATATACGGTGCCCCCAGTCATATTCTGCAACATCTTCGTCTAGTGATAAAATTTCGTCAATTTCGTTATCGATATCTTGATCTGCATCGTCGATAGAATCATCGGTAATTGCATTTGTATCATCAATGTTATTGTTGGTAGGTTCTGCAGCCGGACTAGCCATTGGAGGCATACCAGCGTTTTTACGCATTACCGCTAGATCAGAATCATAATCGTTAGTAGGTGACTGTACACTTGTTGTTGGTTCTGCAGGAGCAGCAGATAATGGGTCAGCACCGACTGGACCAGAAGCGGCAGATGTATTAGATGGTGCCATGCCTGCTAATTGAACAATACGCGCTACTTCGTCGGCATCAACACTGCTTACATCAATGTTGGTTGTGTCACTTGTTACTGAAAGTTGATAATGTCTTTCCATGTTAGTTCTTCTCCGCTGGTTGCACTACTTGCTTGGCCTTGCCAGTTTTTGGATCCTTAAAGAACTTTACCTTTGGGATAGAGTTATCTGACATAGAACCCTTGCTGTTGACAAATTTGTCGTCAACAGGCTTGCGGTCACTGCCGCGGGTTGTTGGCTTAGGTGTATCAAACTGTGCGTTGAAATCACTTGTGTCTTGAATAGGTTCACCGGGTGCAATATCTTCCATTTGCAACCAATTGAACAATGGAGCCGAAGGCTCTACCTGCATACTAGGTCTACTATCTGCTACTCCGGCTAGATATGATAATAGGTTTTTATTATATTCGTTGCCAAATAATGGCTCTACCGGTGGCTGCTCAGACGCATCATATTCTCGATTGGTGCTGAGACGTGCTGCATGAGCTTCTCCTGCGTTTTCTGCAGCAGCATCTTCTAGACGATTCCATACATCGTATTCAGCATATCGTTCAATCGGCTCGTTGGGTGATCGTACTACTATATATTTTTCTGGAATATTTGTGCAAAGACGTAAATCCTGCTGTAGTATATACGATACACAAGGTGTACCAATGGTAAATGTCATCATGAATACATCTTTATTCGGAATATCAATAAAATCCTTATGATCCATTGGAACTTTTACTGGTGTTGTTATAGATTTTAGATCGTATCTCTTTAACCATTCACCGATAATCTGAACCTGTTCTTCAGTAGGTTGCTGAGAAAATTTAATCACATAATTGTGATCTTTCGAGCTTTCTTCTAGATACTCTTTAAAACTCTTCATGTTAAGTGGCTCCTATGTTGTTTATTTATCATTGGTGCCAATTTGACGTAACTGTTTTAATATCTCATTGCGATCTAAAGTTACAGCAGTACCTTCTACAGTTTTATCATTGCCAGCAATTCTATCAAGTTTCATTTTTTCTAATTGCAAGCGTAATAATTTTAACTTTTTTTCGACTTTGTTATTCTTAGCATCTACTGCTATTTTCAACATTTGACTCGAACTTGAAAATATTTCCCCTGCATATCTAACTTCAACATTCATACCGAGATCTTGTAGATCTTTGTGTGATTGTATAGCTAGATCTGCTAGCTCATCCATTTCGATATCATGTTGATCATACCCATCTATTTGATCAAATTGTTTTTCTAAATCTTTAGCATGCTCTAACGCTGCTTCAATATCTTCTGATGTAGCCTCGCTAATTTCGCTAATCGATGGCAACTCAAATGTTTCTTCTAATTTGTTAAATTTATTGCTCATGCAAGTATTTACACTAAATTTAGTAATAATTTATTTTTTCTTACGTTGAATGCCTTTTTTGACAAAGATCTGATCTTCTGTAAGAATCCTAAAAGATAATCCATTCTTTTTACAATAAGACATCGCAGCCGCCCATTTAGCAGTATTCAATAATAATGCCGCTTTATCTCTCTTGCTTTTGGCATTTTCGGCAATAGCTTCTTTAGCAGGTTTTACCTCTACTAATTCTGCTCGTTGTTTTCCAGATTTATCATTATATACTATTAAAAAATCTGGAATGTACCTGTGAATTTTCCCGTCCAATGGACTTCTATATGGTATTGCAATACTTTCACTAGCCCAATTAATGACATTTGGATGTTGATCTAATAATGTCATTACTCTAAGTTCCCACCCAGATCTAAAAACTATTTTAGAATTCCCTACAATTTTATGTGGGTTCTTTGGAATAAATTCGCCCTGATTATATTTGCTCATGCTTGATCCGTAATAGCTGCTGCAATAGAGCCACGCAACGTTGGATTATTTTCCCAAACAGGTGCAGTATTAATCATGGTAACTCCTATCTGAGATCCAACAGGAGCAAGTGCATTATATGCTTGTAAAAATGCTAGAGTTACACCATTTTCATCAAATAACATACCAATCGGAATACCTTGTGTTGCATTGATGTATGCTGCAACCGAAGCAATTGATTGTACAAGTGCAGGAGGTACATTGGTATTAGCATAATAACCTTGTGCTAATGCTAGTGCTTGAGCAGACAAACGAGGATTAGCGCTTGTTATCGGATTATTAAGTATTGCAGACGAGTACGGCGGTAAATTTAGAATTCGACCGTCTAGAGAATTGGTATATTGAAACCCCCCGCCGACTTGTGTTATAGCAATTTGTCCGCTTTGTTGTGCTATCTGTTGCTGTATGGTTTGTTGAGTGAAATTAACTGCCATGATATACCCGATTATTCAAAAATTTCATAAGCCAGCTGCGCACGAATTTATATACTGAGCTGCTTGATTACCAGCCGCTGAAACACAACCTGCTATGCATGTTGGAATTTGCGACAACGAACTAGACGTTGATGGTGTTTGACTACCAGACCCAGAGAATAATGAAGTCACTTGTTTTACACTGCCTGATGCAAACGATGATATCTGATTAACTCCGCTATTTAAATATGATGAAAATTGTGTTGGATTAGTCAAAGCTGCACCAAGACCTACAGACCCAAACGATACTATTTTACCGAGAACAGATGGGTTAAGCGCACCAAGTGCAGTGGTAGTACCAAGTAACGGAAGTGGATTAAAAGACCCAAGTGCTGCAAGAGGATTAGACGCACCAGGAGCCAGTGATGCTTGTTGATTAATAAGAGTTTGAGCCGTTTGTGTAAATTGAGTAGGCGTAGGAATATTACCACTTGGGTTTGATAAATTAGTAGTCAAATTAACAGGAGGTGTAGTGATATTTTGTGTAGCCGGAGAATTAAAGATTCTAGATTTTGCATCTGGATTTTTTATAACAGTTGAATTGGTAACACCATTGATGTAATCATCGGTATTATAGCCAAAATTTGGCATAAATCCAAGCGCATTATTTGGTGAGTTTGATCCATTGTTAATTGGTTGGCCAAATGCAATATAATTGATAGCCTCATATTTAAATTGCACATTCACCTCTTCGGGATCGCTAGAAGAATAGTCAAATTGTTGCCAATCTATAGATGTAATTTTTGGATTCACATAACTCCATGCCGTAAATGTATTAGCAAACATTGCGTAAACTATGATATTAGTGAAAAAATTAGTATCATTGTTTACAATCGGTTGAAATCCCCATCCAGAATCCCAAGTCATGCTACTTGAATAAGGAGATTGCTCATAAGCCGCTGCTGGTGTAGAAGATTGATTAGAAAAACCAGCTTTTTGTCGACTATCAGCAAAATAATACGTAAAATAATCTACCCAGGTTGCTAATATACTATCGTCAACTGTATCGTGTAATCTAACAGAAGCTTCTCCGTATTCTATTTTCTTATAAACCAAAACTTTTTTATTATATTGGTTTAATTCTTCTGTTTGTAAATTTACCTTTGGTTTATCAACAGTTTTTACTTTGAATGACATACCTCTACCACTAGGATCGGCGTAATTAGCCAATTGCGCGTTAGTCCCTATCATTTGCTGAGCAGACGGACCTAGAACGAATTGTACGTAAAATTCAAATTTAACTCGCGGAACTGCTTGCATAACATTTCCGGGAGAATTTACTCCAAATGCTCTAGTAGCAATCTGAGGAGATCGAAGACGTGTTATGCCGCCTGCTGGCACAGTTGGATTGGTTGTAGTGGTACCGCTCATATATCTATTTATCAATTAAAAAACGGTGCAAGAAGCACCGTTTTTATTTGAGCAATAGAAGGTATAAATTTATTAACCAGCAGCATTGGCACCAGAGGCTGCTGGTACACCAGTGATAGCTTCGTCACCTTGTGTTGCGTTGTCATACCGCACCGTTAGTGTGATCATTACAGGTTCAGAACTAGAAAAATCCAAACTGTCGTACGAAACTGTTTCCAAATAACAACCTTCGAGATACCATTGCTCAATAACAGGGCTTGAACTTACACCAGCGGCACTGGCAACAGCACCTATAACTGCACCTGCTGCTCCTCCTATTCCTGCCGCAACACCGCCGACCAATGCTCCTGCAGCATTGGTAGCACCAACATTACCATTTAATGTTGAGATCATCATTTGAAATTTATAGTTATAACCAGCAGAGGCAGCCGACTGCGTATAATGGTTCATTTGTTTTTGAAGTTGATAACTTACACTAGATGTTATACCATTGGTGATATCATCTCTAAGAGTCAATTCAATTGGTTGCCATTCTGGCTTTTGTGCAATATACATCACGTTGTTATAACTATGCAACGGAGTATTATTGAACTGAATACTCGGGCGACCGCAGGTAGCAACCTGTTGAGTGAAAATCTGAGGTGTAGTTGCTATACCAAAGTTAGTTACAGTTACCTGAAACCTGTGTTTAAGCTTTGGCATTAATATACCAAGGCCTGATCCAGACGCGTTTGGTAATACAGGTACACCAAACTTATTAAGTGTGGTTCCTTGAGTGTTAAATTGCGGCACGCTAGCAGCCATGTGATACCTCCATATGTGTATAGCTATTTATGTCGTGCGACAATTTTTTGAAATGGCGGTATATTAGGCCGGACAACACACAAGATGGATACGAGGTGTCCATCTACCGTTATAGATAAAATGTTCTCTAGTTGTATCTACTTTATACCAATAACCGTCAGCCGGAATATGATAACATATTGAGCGTACATTGTTGTTATCAAAACATTCTCCGAAAATACTGTTTTGATTAGTTTGCAAGACTAAATGATATCTCGGTTCTTTGTCGATATGCATACTTAAACCAGTTTTTGAGTTAGACAGTCGAAAGGTTACTCTACCCCACGAAATACCTTCTAATTGTGCTAGTTCTTCAAGTAATGACCGAGTATATAACGGACAATTGTCATTCCATTGCGAAAAATCTTTTTCAACAGCAGTAAATTGTTGAGTAGATCTATCATATAGCGTGCTTGTTGACGAATCTATCCATTGGTCTGCACAATTTGGTCTATGCCTAAGTCCTATGATATTGTCTGGTTCCCATTTTTTAAAATTTTCAGTAATATATGTAAGATCAGCAAGAACCGACGTTATATCTGCTTTATAAGAAAGTTTTTGAATAAAATCGGTCATCATGTTTTTCCTATAATCATAAATCTAGAAAATTTCCAGGTAGGGTAATCAAAATTTAACTGACCTTTATAAAATACATGGTCAAGTTTAAAAGCGTCAGTAAATTGATCACATGTATCGAAACAAAAATGATGATCCTCGTGGACCATATTATTACTTTGAAGCGCAACCAATGTACCAGAAGGTATAACATCAAACCATTCTGTTGATGTAAAATGTTCTGTGCTGCAATTAATTATTAGATCAGGTTTTTCGTTTTCGAAGTCAACTTTATTACAATCAGCGGTTATTGCTTTGAATTGCCATTGTTGCCATATCCAATTTTCTAACAATGCATCTGCTATAGGTTCACAATCAGGATCGATATCGAAACTACGAATATGTTTAATTGGAAATTTTTGTCTCGATAATAATAAAAAACTTGCTATACCATACCAGCCGCCATATACCCAAATAATTTGCGGCGTTTGCAGATTAAGATTTTCAAGTTCTTGACATAACCAAAGTTTACTAGAAATTTGCCCGCTGCTATATGCATCTGTATCTATTTCTATTTTAGACATACCTGGTGTATCTCCATTATATAATCATAATAGCATCAAAACATTGTCAGATCAATAAAAAAGGGGCCTTAGGCCCCTTTTTATTAGCCAACTCCACCGCCTGGCAACGGTGCACCAGTAGCTAGAACTCTTACAGGTATATAAATGAATTCAATTGCTATTTCTGGCTGTATAGCTACGTCGATCCAAAGCTGGTTTGCATCGATGGTAGCAGGTGTGTTATTGCTGCTATCACAAACAACCGAGAAATCGTATAGTGCTCGTAATCCAACCAAACTTTGTAGATACGAATTAAATACCGCCGTAACATTTTGTTGTGTTGTTGAATCGTTTTGTTCAAACAAGAACGGCTGCGCCAAGTTTGCCAGGTTATAAGATAGATAGGCACACAATCTTGCAACATTGATACGATCGAGTGCGGTTTGTAGAGGATCAAGAGTTTTTTGACCAAACACAACAAGACCGCGACCTACCATATATGCTATTGGATTAATGTCGTTAGAGTATAACACATCTCTCTGACCTTGGTTGAGTGTTACTGGTATGTAATTACCAGAAGAATCAAGATATCCTACACTTGATACCACACTAACTAGACCTCTGTTAAACCCTGCCGGTGCAAACCATACATAACTAACCGAATCGCTGTATGCAATTGTGGTAAGAGCAATTAAACTTGGCGGTACAACAACATTGTTACCTTGTAAATCACTGGTAAGACCCCATGGGTACCAAAGAGCAAGATAAGAGCTGTGTGTCACTAATCCAACTGATCCGTCTGTTGCTGCATTAGCAGCATTGGTTGCCCAGTTCTGTATGCTTGTTCCAGTTGGTTGTAGAGTACTCGGGGTATCTCCTACTACAAATGCAACATTATTAATGTCAACATTTAATTGAACCATTTGTGCAATACATTCTGGATAACCAGGAGTTGAAATTAGGTTGAAATAGTTTTGCTCGGCTCTTGCATCTGTGCTGTCTTCTATTGCTGCATTTAATGCATTAACAATTACTGCTCGTTGAGCAGCAGAACCCATATAAGGTGTACCATCTGGCGCATTACCACTAAAGGTTACCCAAGTATCAGTAGGATATTCCGTACCATAATTTTGTGGGAAGTAATTAACTGTCCATCTTTTTACGTTATATGTGCTGTAACGAGTATTGAATAGCAGTATATACGGAGGATATAGTAATGCATCGGGGCAATCTGGGTCAACATAATTGCTTAGAACCATTGCCGACGGTAAAGTTGATCCGTCTGTCATACCATTTGATGTGTAACGTGCATCTGCAAATATTACTCCGGCACTATTGATGTGATCAGTATTATCAATCAATACCCATGTTGCAGTTGATGCATTGTAACGATATATAGCTGGATATGGTACAATGTCGGTGTTTACCCAAATATCATAATCAACTAGTGCAGCACCTGTGCTTTGTGTTGTTGGTGTAGCAGAGCTCAATATAGGTCCATTCGGGTCTGTTCCAGGATACATATTTCGATAACCTACCCATTCCTGCCCATTGTTGACCATTATATCAACCTTCAATGCGGTATTGTACCATAGTGTACCATCTAACGGAGGTCCGGCTGGGGCAACTAGACTCGGAACGTATACCAATGATTCCCAAGCAGAACCGCTCCAAACTCGCAACATGATGTTGCCAATGCTTGGGGTAGAACCGTATGCATTATATTGTCCGTAAATGCTTCCTAGGCCTTTTAGAGCACCAAATGCAGTATTAGCAGCAGCATCCGAACTATAAAGAGGAATAGAACCAGTATTTGGGACCGTATTTTGTTGTACCCATGTACCGTTTTCATAACGCTTAACTACAATATTAGCTCCTAATCCGCCTGCCGTTGTGTTGATCCAAACATTGTTTGCTTTCAACGCTGCAGGTGTCGACGGTACAGTATTTGTAGGTTGATAACCTTGATATATCAATCCTCTAGCAAATTTTGTGCCTGTTGCTATTCCGGAATTATGTAACGGGGTACCATGTAGATCTTGCACAGCAAATGCGGTGCCGTTGTTGTTTGTTATAACCAATTTATTATTCGAAACCGATGCTACAATTGGCCCAACTGGGAACATTAGATTGATCTGATTTGCAACATCTGCAACAGACACTGATGATTCACTAGATGTTAATGCTGGTACATGAACTATAGTAGGAGATAACCCAGGAAGCGCAATACTGAAACTATCACTGGTTAGCCATGTTGATGTTATATTAAATAATGCATCTGATCCACTTCCTCCGGTGATTGAGATCGGATTTGTTGGATATACACTATAATTACCAGGAGTAGACACTGTTACAGTGTTAATACCCCATGTGAGGTCAACAGTTGCTCCTATACCACTACCACTTGTTGCACTAGGTGATGTGTTGGTTGTTGGCGGAGTAACTCCTGTATATTGTCCAGATTGTGTACCTAGAATGCTTACACTTGTAATACCACCAGATCCATCGATCCCGTCAACAACAAGTATAGCAGGAGTTGTGTAATTTATATCATTGCTACCGAAAGTAAGAGTATCATTAACACGATAACCGCTGCCTGCAGAATTTGGTGAAGCGCCTACTACTTGAAGACTTGCAACAGTCAATGCTGTTTGAGTATTATATATGCCACCGACTACTGTTAGTATGTCACCGTTTAGATAATTGGACCCAGGTGTAACTACAGATGCAGACAATGTTTGCAATGTAGCTGCATTATAAGTTGGGTTTGCAACACTGCCTGTTACAGTAGCCCAGTAATTGTTACTAGTAGAAATACCAGCGTCGGCCCATATTGAACCAGGTTGTCCAGGAGGTGTTACGCCATTACCGTATTGATCAACTATATCATGTAAAAATATCTGCGAAGCATCATAATTTGTTATAGTCAGGTAATTGTTACCTCCTATGGTAGTGATAGATGCTACAGCATTGGTCCCTGATCCGCTATTTAATGCGGTGTTTATTGCACCGACAACACCCGATAATGTAGGATTAAGTGACGGCACTGTAATTGTTAACGGAGAACCTGTTCCAATTTGTATAATAGCCATATCATTAGCATTAAAGGTTGGATTAGGTGTTGATCCTATTAATACAGACGGGACTGCGCTGGTCCACGAAAAACCTGGATTTTCACTTTCTGTTGTTCCTACTTCGAACCACCAATTTGTTGTTGTATTGCTAGTAGTTAATGTAAGCATTTGAAACATAGTGTTATTCATTTCAAATGTTACTTCGCCTTCGTCGTTGGTAATTGCATCATACAATGTGTTGATAGCATATGTACCGGTACTGCCGAACGATGTCACAGGTTGTATGTAGTTAGCTGGTGAAGGGTTACCGTCACCTAAGTTGGTTGTAAATCCAAGATCTATAAGTATTTGATTAGTCGAGTTAACAAAAGAAATAGGTTGCTGATAATTACTGCTGATGACTCGTAAGCTGAAAATATCTCCAGTAGCACTAGCAGTAGGAGAATATTTTCCTTGTCTAACAAATATAACTGCTGAAATACCAATTAATTGTAGGTTAGTGTTGGTGTTGATATTGCTAGCTACTTGTGCTAGACTTTGACCTGCTGTCATACCAACAGCTATTCCGTTAATTACGAGGTTACCTGACGAAGTAATGCAAGGTGCTGATCCGCTAACAATAGGAACGGTACTATTACCTTGAACTAACAAGTTCAGCTGAGCTGCATTAGATATTATACTTGGAGTCTGAGACTGCCAAGTATACGCGGGATTTATGTTGCCATTGCTTTGAAAAATTCCCCAAGTTGACTGAGAAGTATCTAACCAATATGTACCGTTAACAGTTGGTCCAGTTGGTGCTACCGTGGTTGGTATCAATTGATCTAGATCGATGTCAGCTCTTATGACATATGCGGTTGTTGCAACACCAAGATATGTATACAACGTAAACAAACCAAGTTCATTTAATTCATTGTTGTATTGCACAGATCCTGCGGCACTATAGAATGTTGGATTACCAAATGTTTGTAATGCATCACGTTGGCTGGTAATTAGATATAGATCTCCTGCGTTTTGCGGAAGAGTTCCGGGGGCCACAGTGGTGCCACCTGGTGCAATTTTATTAGCAGATGTAGCTATTACGATTAGCGGTACAGTTCCAGGACCTGACGTGCCATAAGCAGACTGATCGATTATACTTACTTTTACGCCCGGAGAAACTAATGAACCTGACATGATTTACCTCGCCATGAAAAAATGTGTTGTATCCTATTTATCAAAGCCTTCTTAAAATCATGAGGATTTCGTACCGACTATAGTTGACCTATCAACGATTATCATATAAGTTTATAATTATGTCACAAAAAATTATAGGTATTGTAGGTTTCATTGGTAGCGGTAAGGGGACCGTCGGAAACTATCTAGTAAATAATTACAAATTCAAATCAGTTAGTTTTGCAAGCAGTCTGAAGGATGTAACTGCTGCAATATTTGGATGGCCAAGGACTTTATTAGAAGGTGATACTGAAGAAAGTAGAGAGTGGCGAGAACAGGTCGACACATATTGGTCTAAGAAATTAGGATGCCAAATAACCCCTAGACAGGCATTACAGCAATTGGGCACCGATGTTATTCGAAATAATTTTTTTGATAATATATGGGTCGCAAGTCTCGAACGTAAAATAATGCAAGAACCCGGCAACATTGTTGTTACTGATGCGCGTTATCCAAATGAAATTGAAATGATACGCAAAATGAACGGCGAATTATGGTGGGTACAACGCGGAGATTTGCCTCAATGGTATCAGTGTGCATTACACCTGCCATTGAATATGCCTTCTGCATGGCCGTCAGTGCATTCTAGCGAATATATATGGGTAAGTTGTGGCCCGTTTTCACTTATAAAAAACGACGGATCTTTAGAAGATTTGTATAAACAAGTAGTAGATGCATTGATATGACACCGATATGTTTTAGCGGCGGCGCACACGGTGCCGATCATGCATGGGGATTAATGGCAATTGATCGCGGGCATGATCTCATACATTATTCGTTTCCTAAACATAAACCTGCAGAAGATAAATTTGTCAGGAGACTGAGTCGAGAAGAGCTTGATGAAGCCAACGACTATGTTGCACAAGCAGCAAAGACTATGAGAAGGAAATGGCCTAGCAAAAATCCAATAGTCAATGACTTATTACGAAGAAATTATTATCAAATTCGTGATACTGAGAGAGTATATGCTATAGCCAATTATATACCAGATGATAAGAGCCCATTAAAAATATCCGGCGGAACTCACTATGCTTGTCAAATGTATGTAGATAGATGGTACAGAGATCCAACTTTAAAAGAATGCGAATTATATCTATATGATATGGTAACAAATAAATGGATGCAATGGTGGGAAACGTGGGAGGAGATAGCATCTCCTCCGGCCCCATATGGTCGTTATACAGGAATAGGTAGCAGAGATATAACAGACGACGGCATACGTGCTATTTTTACAGTTTATGGATAAAGAGAAAGACCTTTGAAAATAGCAGTAAATTTAGGATCTTTACGATCTCCTAAATAATATGCACAAGTCAATTCTGGTCTAACCATTAAAACTTTACCGTTTTCTAAAACCTCAACGATCCTTATCTCAGAATATGGATGTTGAGGTATCAATTGAGCAATTTCCATATTTTCTACAATAAACGGATAGCTTGGATCAGTAATACTGCCGGTAAGACATTCTACATTAGATGATTCTTGCATTAACTTGCATTGTATAATATCATCGATACTAGCACCAAGGACTATTGTAGTATTGAACCCATCTGCCCCGCTAGCTGCACCGTCGTCGATGTAATCTAATAAAAGCTGTCTTCCGTTGTAATGATGTGTTAGCTGAACGCCTGCGTGATGCACTTGCGCGGCTGCCTTTCCGGGATTCATGCTAGGCAAATCTGTACGCAATAAAACATAAACCGCTAGATTTCGTTCATTATTTTCCATGTAATAACTCCTATTATTAGTAGAGTAACATGAAATATTTTAGACGTCAACCTATAACAATTAATGGAGGATTACTTGCATCAATATAATTATCTAATTCTTTTTCAAGCACTTCTCTCTCGGCTATTGCTTCTTGTTTCAATGCGTCGCCTTTGAGAGTTGTGCCGCCGCCGGGGCCAACAATTGTGTTGAATTTACTGTATGCTTCACCAAGTTGAGTTTTACACCATGTTAATGCATATGATCTAATCCAAGGACGTATAAACGGATCTTGCAACAATTCCTCATCAACTCGTATGCGTTGACACCATAGCACAACAGTTTCTCCGCCAGTTGGTTTGCGAATTAATTGTAAAACTTTGGTAACAGGATTGAACGTGTAATTCATATAAGCACCAAACATACGTCCAGCTTGCTTCAGATATTCGTTAAACAATTCGTATGTTAACAACCCGGCCGTATATCCGCCGCCGGCTCCTGCTTGCAACAAATACAAATTAGTATATGCAAGAGAAAAAGGATCTAGATAGGTACCACCTTGAGTTTCACCTAGACCGCGTCTATAAATTCCTCTCACTTGAATAATTTCTTCTGGTAACGTATATTGGTTGGTTTCGTATAAAATATGTAAGAAATAATAAGATTCTTCTGACGAATTTCCTGCTCGTTGTCTATAGCGATCAAAAGCTAATGTCATTGCATTTTCATAATGCTCCGGATCAAGTTCAATATCAACTAATCCGCCGCCCATCATAAGGCGCATTTGATCAATAATTTGTTGTCTTAACGGAGTTGCCATGTGTTGTTCCTATATAAACCTATTTAGCCATTAACCGCAACAGACTGTTGCCTTTTTAGACCGACAGTATTCATTCTTTTAACAGATAGGTAAATAAATTCAGTATTAGAGGATTATAAAATGCCACCGTTAAGTCTTTGGCGAGGCCAAGCAGTTAGAACAAACGATTTTAAATTTTTTGATCGAGTAATTTCTGAAATGTATGATGTAGGTGGCACAGAATTTTATATACACAAATCTATAGGTGTATATCAACAAGATACTGGAGCAGATGATTCTCTCCCATTGAATGTCACAACATCAGGTTTGCCAGATCCAAGCGCAACTATACAAGACGTACTCAACATGGAAAATCGAGATCGTAAATATGATCCAAATGTTTATAGTCTTAAAGGTCACTATAATGTGCAAGATTTAGAGTTTGACCTTCGTCAATTTGGTCTTTTTCTCAGTAATGACACAATATTTATTACATTTCATTTAGGCAAGATGCTAGATATGATCGGTCGCAAATTAATGAGCGGAGATGTGATTGAAATATTACATCAACGCGACGATGCTATTTTAGGATCTGATGTAGCTGTTAATAGGTATTATGTAGTAGAAGACGGTACTAAACCAGCCGAAGGTTACAGTCCAACGTGGTGGCCTCATTTATGGCGTGTAAAGTGCAATCCAATTACCGATAGTACAGAATTTAGAGACATCATGCAATCGCCGTTGTTAGATGCAAGCGGTGACCCGGTTCCTGCATTAGATGGCCAAGGAGGATTCGCTACATTGGGCGATGCTCTTAGTACCCGTAATGCAGAAAATGCAATCAGCAACGAAATTGCAGCGGCAGCACAAAAAGAAGTTCCTTTTTATTATTTTCAAACTCAACACTGGTATATTTTGCCAGGTCAGCATTCAACCGTCGGTAGCCCAATTATCGGCGATAATGATATCTGGACAGGCGATGGTATACCACCAAACGGAAGTAAACCAGTTCAAATGGGAACTTCGTGGCCTGCAACACCTCTCAATGAAGATTATTTTTTACGTACAGATTGGTCTCCGCCGCAATTATTTCAATATAGAAATAAAATATGGCATTGGGTACAAACTGACTTTAGAAATCAGTGGTTACCTGCAAGTCAAGGTCTGGTTAGCTTCATAAATAATAAAAACATTACAACCCTTTCTAACGGAACAGTGATTCCGGAACAACAAAATCTGCGTAATGTTGTTAAGCCTAGACTTGATCCAGACATTATACAAGGAGATTCTAAATGAGTTTTGATTTCGATTTTACTCAACAAAAACTCGAAGATTGTATTGATAATTCAGATATCGATGATTGGTTTCAGCCGATATGTGATATTCTTCCTAGTTATCAAATAACATCAATGTTACGAGTTGCAGCATGGCTAGCACAAATGGGGCATGAAAGCGAAGATTTCTGTGTTCTCGAAGAAAACCTTAATTACAGTGCAAAAGGTTTAAGAACCGTATTTCCTCGTTATTTTCCAACAGATGCACTAGCACTACAATATCAGCGCAATCCAGAAAAAATTGCCAACAGAGTTTATGATAACCGTATGGGAAACGGCCCAGAAGAATCTGGCGACGGATGGAAATTTCACGGTCGCGGATTGATACAAATTACCGGGAAAGATAATTATACACATTGCTCTAATGCACTGTACGGAGATCTACGTTTACTTGATAATCCAGAATTAATTTGCGATATGGACGGCGCTATTAGAAGTGCTTGTTGGTTCTGGAATAGCAGAGAATTAAATGATTTCGCTGATAATAAAGATATGATTACAATTACACGTCGTATTAACGGAGGCACGAACGGTCTTACTGAGCGTGTTGAACGATATCAACGTATATTAAATATTTTGAATTCTTAATTTATCGCTATTATCAAATATAACAATAAGCTGCTAATAGTTAACAACACCGTATAAATATACCCAAAGAAGGTGTAATTAATGCAATATTGGTATTCTGCTCAGTTAAGACAATATCGTCTACAATTTATCAGAGCATTTAGCGGTTTTTCTGTCAAGACTGGCCGTGGCGGGCCAAATAACACCGAAGAACTTTTAAAGGTGCCATGCCGATATGGTGATCCATCTAGAGTAGCTGCATCAATAGTTAGAGGTAATAGCGAAAATAAGGTATTAACCGTACCATTCATCACATGCTATATCAGTAGTCTAGTGATGAATGCAAGTCGCAGGCAAGATCCTTATTTTTCTAGATCAGTACAGGTTAATGAACGTTTATACGACGAACAATTAAACAGATATACAAACGAAATTGGTAATCGTTATCGAGTTGACATGTATATGCCTGTGCCATATGATGTAACCATGCAAGTTGACATATGGACAAATAACGAGGATATAAAAGAACAACTTCTCGAACAAATAATGGTATTGTATAATCCAACTATAGATATTCAGACCTCGAATAATCCAATAGACTGGACCGTATTAACTTATATTGAAATGATGGAAAATATCAATTGGAGCTCTAGAACCATACCAGTTGGTACCGATAATCCTATTGATGTAGCAACAATACAATTCAAATTTCCTATATGGATCAATCCTCCAGCTAAGGTTAAAAAACAAGTTCTTATAGAAGAAATTATAACCAACATTGTGCAAGGATATAAGTATCCGAATGCTATGGAATGGTCTGAATATGAATTTCTAGCACGAGATATAACAACACCAGATGATGCAATTATACGCATTACAAACGTTGATCCTACTACATACGCATTAAGTTTATGCGGGAGCAATGGATCGCCAATAGATTTATTGTCGCAACCAACCGTCACATTCGCTGCTGAATATCCAAAATTATTTGTTGGTATGGTGTTTTTATGGAATACTATACAAATAACAATATCACACGATACATTAGCCGGAGCTATATCAGATATAAGAAGCTTTCTAGTAGGGACTCAATTAAACTGTGTAATTTATAATAATACCAGTATGCAATTCATCAACACTGATGGAGGAGATAATGTATTTGTTGATATTGTACCAGGGTCTTTGAGCGCATTAGGGTTAGAGGGAACAACATATCCTGGAGGTAATCTTGCATGGTGGAGATTATTACAATTATACGGGACATTAAAACCTTATAGTCAGTATGGTGTGAATGCTAGTCAAATAAGACTGAAAACTATTGATGATCTAACCCAAACAAATACTGATCTAGTTGGTTGGATAGAAATTAACCCAACCAATCAAAATATACTTTATTGGTTTGCTGATCCAGAGAGTTTCCCGTCACAAACATTACCAGCAATAAATGCTATAGTAGATCCAACTGTAAGTGGTCCAAATATCAATTTACCAGCTGCTAGTATTGGGCAACGATATTTGTTGACTGATAATATACCAATAATTAGCCAGGCTTGGGGTAACATAAGTATCCCAGATTCGACGCCAGTAGCAATACAACCTGCAATCTGGCAAGCTGAACAAACTGTTATTCAACTTAATTCTCCAAATGTACACATCAAATCTGGCCAACTTGTTACAAGCGGTAATGTCGGCATTCCTGATGGTACTGTTGTTTTAAATGTAGAAAATACAAAAATACAAATAATTAACGAACTAACACCGTTGTCTAGCAATTTAACCGTTACTAATAGTAATTTTGCGCCAGTAAATTTCTATTCTAGAGCAACCGCTAATGATATTATTACATACGATGGGAATAATTGGGTTGTTACTTTTGATTCAATAGCCGAGATCAATACAACTCAATATACATTAAATTTAACGTCAAATCGATTGTATGTATGGAAAAATGATTTCTGGTCACCTGTAGTTGATTCTAAATATACTCCCGGATATTGGACAATATCTCTATGATTAAAAATTTATTCGAAATAGAAAAATCAATTGACATAGAAACTTTCAGCAAGATTTTTACGCCAGATATCAAGAGAACCATCGAAATTATTCGAAAATACGGCTTTGATTTAAGAGTGGTAGGTGGTGCTGTTAGAGATTTTCTACGAGGTGTAATACCAAGAGATGTTGATTTCGCTACAGACGCAGAACCAGCAGAATTAATTTTTATTTTTGATCTAGAAGGAATTGAATACGATGCAACAGGTATAGGACATGGGACTATAAAAGCCGTATTTGGTAATGATAAAATTGACGTAACGAGTATAACTTATAAGATGCATGTAGTAGGTAATAAAATTAAAATTGCTAGATCAAAAGGTTGGGAATTTGATAGCTTACGGCGGGATCTCACGATCAATAGTATGAGCGTAGATCTTCATGGTAATTTATATGATTATCAAAATGCACAACTAGATTTAGAACGCGGTTTGGTAAAATATTGCCCAAACTCGCAAGAAAAAATTGATCAAGATCCTTTGGCAATATTGCGATGGTTTAGAGCCATGACATATTTTGATAACCCCAGATGGTTGAAAAAAGATCGAAAAGTTATCGAACGCAATGCTGAAAAAATTGTAGATGTAAAAGATGACAAACGAGCAAAATTCTTGCTTTCCGATATATTGTCATCAAAAAATTCAAAGCAAATTTTTGAATTGATGTGTGATACTGGTGTTGCACAACCTCTCGATATAACTTGCAACATAAACTAATTATCTATTATAATTGATCTATAATGAATCAATTATCATCTCGCGACTTAATAATCGGAGCCTACACTAACTACAACTGGAATCAGATAAAATATTGGGCAAATAGTATCGACCTTTGCGGATTCTCTGGAGATAAAGCAATGATCGTTTATAATAGCGATAAAGATACTGTTCAACGACTGATCGATCTAGGATTTAAAGTTTGGGCATTTAATCAAGACCCTGTAACCGGAAACTATTTTTGGCCACATGATTTAATTATCGTTGTGCAGCGTTTTTATCATTTATGGTACTATCTAGACCAATTACCGGAAAACACTTATCGTTATGTAATATCAACTGATGTTAAAGATGTTGTATTTCAAACTGATCCAAGTAAATGGTTAGAAAAAAATCTAGGTGACAAAGATATTGTTGCTTGCTGCGAAAGCTTGCTATATAAAGATGAGCCTTGGGGTGCCGATAATATGCAAGGCAGTTATCCGATGATATGGAATCGGATAAAAAATCAACCAATATGGAATTGCGGTGTTCAAGCAGGACGTGTAAATTCGCTCAGAGATTTATGGTTAAATATTTGGCTCACATGCCGCGCTGGCGGCAGACCTAATCCCGATCAAGCAGCATATAATTTACTTCTCAATACCAAAGCATGGTCAAATATAACACTGAAAACAATGAGCGAAGAAGGTTTTGCTGCTCAAGTAGGAACAACAGTTGATCCCACCAAAATTAATAATTTTAGGGTTAACTTACTTGAACCAGAACCTATATGGAACGGAGAATTTTGTTGTACAAGTAAAAATATTCCTCATGCAATTTTACACCAATGGGATCGTATACCTAATTGGAAAGCAGCAATAGAACAAAGGTACGGATAATGGAAATTAATCTCGATAAACTACATCAATCTAAAGAATATGTATTAAACAATTTACTTCCTATACCAGAATATGAACCAAATAAAAGTATTGTAACAAGTTGTTATAGAAATGAAATCCCTGGTATGTTCATTCTTCTTAACGAACTTCAACGACTTGATTTTAACATACCTATTGAGGTTTTTTATCGAAATGGCGAATTAGATTCTAATGAAATTAATGAAATGTCTAACGTTTGGCCAGGACACATTGAATTCAAACAGATCAAAGCCAATGCTAAAAATTTTCAAGATCGATGGGGCAATACCAAAGGATGGAGTACAAAAGTACATGCCATCTGGGAAAGCAAATATCAAGAAAATTTTTGGATAGACGGGGATAATTTTCCTATTAGAAATTGTTTAGAGTTATTCGAAGATTCAGAATATAAAGAAAAAGGCAGTTTATTTTGGAGAGACGTATACAGCGTTGATAGGGCCAATCAATATCACGACGGTGGCCAAATGTGGAAAATATTTGATGTACCACCGAACGACGGTGAACCATTTGAAAGCGGCCAATTTCTCATAAACAAATCTAAGATTTGGCCCCAATTATGTTTGATGATGCATTTTACAGAAAATTGTGAAATATACTACAATTTTGGCGGTGACGCAGAATGCTGGCGAATGGCATGGCAATATGTATCTAGTAAAACTGGCGGATACCACGAACGTTTCAATTATCATGCTAGTGATAAGGTTCCGTATGGATTCATCGAATATGGCCCGTTTCATAAAGGTGTACAAAATCCTTGGCACAAATATGGCGGAGGTACCGTAATGGTACAACGAGATAGAAGCGGAAAAGAACTATTCAACCACAGAAATATACACAAATTTAGATGGCAAGGAGAAAATCCTTTCAACGAAGATGTTGCTAATGAGATGACATATCACATGATTATGCGCCATCTCAAGACAAAATATGGGGTAAACGATGCCTGAAATACTGAGTAAATTTACTTATCCAGATCAATGGGGATTCAAACGAACCCCTGCAAGACCAAAAAATTTACAAGTGTTAGATTTTGATAAAAACTATGATTACGACACTGTATGGAATGATGCTATACAAGTGAGTTCAGATTCAATGCTGCTGATAGGGCCACCTCTTTATAAAACAGCACAATGGATTTACGATAATTGCAAATTTACCGACATGCAGGGGCGCGAATTATCATGGCAATACAGCGAGATAGACCGTGCATGTGTTGTTCGTATAGCAACATATAGTTGGATGAAAGATTTTGTTTTTGAAACTCCCACAGAAAAATATATTGTTAAAGTAAATCATGCTCGTGGAGAATTTTCTGGATTAAAAACTATTGTTACTATCAGCAAAAATCATCCAATTTCTTGGTTAAAACAATGGATAGATTATCATAGAACTGTCCATAAGATTGAAGGTCTATTGTTATACAACAATCAAAGTACAATATACACTAGCGAAGAATTAGAACATGAATTAAGTCGCAATGACATGACTATTAAAGTTGTAGATTATGATGTTCCGTTTGGTGTTATGGGAGGAGGTTTGTGGGAATGGCAAGGAAAATCTGGAGATTATTTGCCGTGGGATAGCGATTTCAGCCAGTATGTTATGCTCGAACATGCAAAATGGAGATATCTATATTGTGCAAAACTTGTTATAAACGCTGATACAGATGAACTACTTGTCATAAAAAATTCCAATTTAGACGGAGTTGCAGATTATTGTGCAGTAGGCGAGCATTCTGTCTTATTGTATGACGGTGTGTGGGTAGAACCGGTCGATAGTCGTACAGGTATAATAGCCAAAAATATACCATTTGATAATAGGCATTTTTCAAACTATTGGCATACTACAAATGGTGACGGCCGAGGTATCGGAGTGAAATGGATGCTGAACCCACAGCGCAACATGCAATATCAATGGCATTTGCATAAAACCTACGGGCCGCATGTCAAAACAAACGAGATAACATTTGGGCATTACTTTGCTATGAATACTAGTTGGAGCTATACCCGCGACGAGTTTTTAGGTGATACTAATAATTTAGTAGAATTTAGCGAATTAAAAGACAATTTAAGGTTGTGGGAACAACTATCTGGAGAACGTAGATGAAAGCTGCTGTACTAACAACACACGATGAGAATTATAAAATACTTGCTGATCTAACTTGGGATAAAAATCGATCGTTATATGCACGTAAGCATGGGTACGGAGCTCTTGCTAAAACAGACAATTTTCAGCAACCAATTATTGGCTGGGAAAAAATAGTGTTTTGTTTAGAGGTAATGAATAATAGCGATTATGAACTTCTTCATTTCAGCGGTACAGACACATTAATTACTAATTGGCATATACCACTCACAGAATTTGTATACCCTAATTATCATATTACTATTGCAACAGACTTTAACGGAATACAAATTGACAGTTTTGTAATTCGTAACACACAAGAAAGTCGAAATTGGTTGCAAATGATCATGGATAAACAAGCCGAATTCAGTCGGCATCCTTATTTTGAGCAAGGTGTTGTAATGACAACATATCCGCAATATAAGGATATTATCAAAGTTGTGCCGCAACGCTATCTTAATGCATATCACTATCCATTATATAAAAATAAAGGAGCAAAAAATAATCTTGATGCAATGGGTTTTAGCGGCCAATGGCATAAAGGTGATTTTTTAATTCATTGTCCAGATCATCCAATGCATGTAAGATTGGCATTATTCAACGAAATTCTACCAGAAGTTATTACCTGAAATGAAAATTTTTATTACAGGGTCGACCGGATTTATTGGTCGAAATTTAGTTGAATATTATAAAGAACATGAGGTATTCGAGCATAAACGCGAAGATTCATTGATTGATAATTTGTTATCTGCTGATCCCGATGTAATCATCAATTGTGCAGCAGAAATATACAATCCAGATTTTATGTGGGAAGCCAACATAAACATAACAGCGTCTTGTTTAAATTTTCTTAAACAATCTAAAAAAAAGATGATACAAATAGGATCTAGTTCAGAATATGGTCCAATGTCTAGAGCCAGTGCAGAAGTTGATCGAATAAATCCTATAGATATGTATCAGACTACAAAAGGTATGGCAACAATCTTGTGTCAGGGTATGGCTAGAACATATAATTTAGATGTCAAAATTGCTCGCCCATACAGTGTATATGGCAAATATGAAAAACCTCATAGACTGTTTCCTAGATTATGGAGAGCTTTTTATCTTAACGAACCTGTGACATTGTATGACGGCGAACACGACTTTATCTATATCAACGATTTTGTTAGAGGTATAGATCTATTGGTCAATTCTGACAATAAAAAATACGGTGATATTGTTAATCTCGGATCTGGCACCCAGTATTCTAATGTAGAGGTTTTAAATATATTTGGTCAAATAATTGGCAGGAGTGCACCGATCACACATGTACCCAAAATGATAAAGAGCTTCGAATCAGAAATTTGGAAATGCGATATAAATTATGCACGAAATGAATACGGATTTAAATGTAGATACGATTTACCAGCCGGAGTTAGAGATTTTCTAAAAACCGCATATTATAATAAGGAATAACAATGAAGCTTTTTCGCCAACTTGTGACAGCAAATAAAAGTGTGGTTACAATAGATACCGAAGATAAACGTATAGTCGATCATTTTGCTAATCCGGCAAATTATGCAGATGTTGTACTGGATATGTTCAACAATGATAGATTTTATGATCAATTTTTTAAAGGGTGGTCTGATATTACTGTTTTAGACATCGGAGGAAACATAGGTTTGTTTTCACTTTATGTGCACGACATAGCTAAAGTTGTTTATACACTAGAACCCACTACTAGCCATTATGCTATTTTACAAGAATTGACAAAAAATTATCCTACAATTTGTCCAATCAATATAGCGTTGCATAATAATGACGAAGATATTCCGTTTTATATAAGCAACGAAAATAGCACCATGAACAGTACCGTTAATCAATATGGTACAAAAACCATGGTAAAAGGTCGAACATTGAATACCATAGTTAACGAACTTGGACTAACCACTGTAGATTTTGTAAAGTGTGATATCGAAGGATCTGAAATGATTGCATTAACACACGAAACGATTTCGGCAGTCAAAGACAAAGTTAAAGTATGGAGTATTGAGGTACATGCCACAGATAAAAATTTGCATCCAGAAATTAGTTTAAATCTCAATAGAGATCACATAATAAAAATCTTAGAAGATAATGGTTATAATGCATACCGTCATAGGTATGACTGTATATATGCATATAAGGTTTAATAATGCATCCTATAGAACAAAGAATAATTGATATAACATATCAAGAAAAATTAAGCCATTTAAGCAGTGTGTTAAGTGCATGGCCTATTATACACGAAATATATAACGAAAAAGCAGAAGATGAGATATTTGTGTTAAGCAATGGCCACGCAGGATTGGCATTGTATTGCGAATTAGAATATAGATACGGTATTGATCCAGTCATGCTGCTGCATAAACACGGAATACACCCCGGAAAAGATCTAGAGAACAAAATTTATTGCAGCACAGGAAGTTTAGGTAGTGGATTACCTATAGCTGTTGGTCATGCACTAGCTGATCGTTCAAAAAATGTTTATTGCATGATATCAGATGGTGAAGCAGCGGAAGGTAGCATTTGGGAAAGCCTGAGATTTATTAATACATCAAAACTTGATAATTTACAGGTTTTTGTTAATGTTAACGGAATGAGCGCATACGAATACCTAGATGTAGATTATCTCATTCAACGTTTGTTGGTATTTTTGCCGTCTATACGAATAAGAATTTCTAAGCCTCCTGAATGGAATTTTGCCAAAGGATTGCTGTCGCATTATTATGTCCTTAAAGAAGAGGATTACAAACTATTATGAGAAAAGAATGTGCAGATTTACTTTTTAATTCGATGGCAGATAATGAGAAAATTGTGGTGCTCACAGCTGATCTTGGGTTCGGTCTGCTAGATCACATACGCGACACATATTCTAACAGATTTTGGAATGTGGGAGCTGCAGAACAACTTTTGATTGGTGCAGGTATAGGATTAGCCGAATCTGGAAAGATTCCAATTTGTTATAGTATGAGCAGTTTTATTTTATATCGTCCGTTTGAATTACTACGCAACTATCTAAATTACGAAAATATTCCAGTTAAATTAATCGGTAGTGGTAGAGATCGAGATTACTCGCACGACGGCATAAGCCATTGGGCACACGATGACGAAAATGTGTTACAAGCACTACCTAATATAGAGATTTACAAACCAAAAGATTTGAGAGATTTAGCAGAGAGTTGGCCCAGTTTTTTATTCAACAATAAACCATCTTATCTTAATTTAACGAGGAAAATATGAATACCAAAGTAGTTTATATAGCTGGTTGTCTTGGATTTATAGGTGGATATGTTACACGTACCTGTTTGATGCGAGGGTGGCAGGTTATGGGCGTAGATTGTCAAACTTATGCAGCGAATAAAGATCTACTTAACGAGTTCGATCAATATAAAAATTTTACCTTTTGTAATAAAAATATTAACGATCTCAATATGTTATACGACTGCGATTATATTTTGAATTTGGCCGCGGAAACACATGTTGATAATAGTATAACAGGTAGTACCGAGTTTATTCGCAGCAATATTGACGGAGTACACAATTTATTGCAGTTGATACAAAACAAACATCGTTTTAAAATGCCAATGCTTGTGCATTTTTCTACCGATGAGGTCTATGGAGACTCTGTAGAAAAAGGATTTGACGAAACTCAACTATTAAGACCTAGTAACCCATATTCGGCGACTAAATCTGCAGCAGATATGCTGATAACCGCTTGGCACAGGACTTACGGAGTACCATATCTCATTGTAAGGCCAAGTAATAATTACGGTGTTGGTCAGTATATAGAAAAATTTATTCCAAAAAGTATACAATATCTATCATTAGGAAAACGAGTACCGTTGCACGAACACGGTACTCCTCGCAGAACCTGGCTACATGCACAAGATACAGCAGATGCGGTAATGTTACTGTTAGAAACAGGTGCAGAAAATGAAATTTACAATATTTCTGGAAATTATGAAGATAGCAATCTAAATATTTTTAAGAAAATACTGCATTGTATGAGTTTTAATCCAGACAATTATCTTGATTATGTAGATTTTTCTGTTATGAGACCAGGGCAAGATGTTAGGTATAGCATAGATGATACCAAGCTTAGAAATCTAGGTTGGACTAACAAAAAGATCTTTGACAAAGAATTGTCAGAAATTGTAGATTATCACAGAACGAGGTTCATCTGGTGAATATTGCGTTACAACTTAGTGGTAGATTGAGATTCACAGAAGCAAGCTTATCTAGTCTTATCGGTGCTATAATTGAACCTCTTAGGCCAGATATATTTTTTAGTTTTTGGAATCCAGAACAACTGTCTACATTATACTATTATAAACAGGTACTTGAGCCAAAACTTGTTGAGGTCGAAAATCAAAATATCATAAAATCTTACCTCGACGATTTGTTTCATTTTAATGTACATAAAAATATGCCATCTATGAGTTATAAATTTTATCGCGTTAGTCAACTGCGAAAATCATGGGAAATAGCAACCGGAACAAATTATGATTTAGTGATTCAAGCACGCAGCGATAATATATTTTATGAAAAACTTGATTTAGAGAGATGTAATCGTGCAATTGAGGAAAATGCAATACTTTGCGCTAACCAAGGTTATAATCAAATAATAGACGATTATATACCGCAGCCTAGAATGGTAGACAATTTTTATCTTGGTCCAACATCACTAGTTGATCAAGCAAATGAAACTTTTTGGCAACTTAGATATCAAGCACAAGAATGGACAGAAAAAGGAATGCTGCATCAAGTAAGAATTCCAGAAATCATTCAATCTAAGATATGGCAAGATTCTGGTATAAAAATTAGAGGATTACCCGGTAGTGGGCATGTTGGTAATTTTTGGTATGACATTGATAGATCGGAGACTAAGTGGAAATGAAATTATTATTTGTTGTTCATAGATACGGATATCCTGGCGGTAGTGAACAATACACAAAATCAATGGCCGAAGAAAGTCTACGCCGAGGTCACACCGTAGCTGTTTTTGCCGGAGAACATACTGGGGATATAAATGGTATTCATGTAACCAATAATACCAATATACTTGCTGCAAACTGGGATCTTATAATTGTCCACGGTGGAGACGTGGCTGTACAAAATTTTGTATTATCGAATGCAAAAAATATACCTAGCCCTATTTTGTATTTAATTGTGCTACCTAGCACCACAGATGTTTGTATTAAAGCATTACAAGATTGTGCATTTATAGGATGTAGTACACGGCAAGATTGGATACATTGTGAAAAATATGGTGTAACGAACAAGGCAGTAAATGTAAGACACGGAATTGCATGGCAAGATTGCATGGGGAAATCTGGGTTTAAAGTTAAACACGGAATAACCGGTAAAATGTTTTTGAGTTGTGGTGGTTATTGGCCGAACAAAGCAATGAAAGAACTTGCTACTGTATTTGAAATTTGTAATCCACAAAATGCCACTTTAGTAACAACCGGGTACGATAATCGAATGAATCTCATGCCAACTCATTCATCTCTCGTTAGACCAATGTTGATCAATAATCGAGAAGAAGTTTTATCAGCAATATACGATGCAGATTGTTTGTTGATGCACAGTTATCAAGAAGGGTTTGGTCTTGTATTATTAGAAGCAATGTTGAATCAAACACCGTGGATAGCTCGAAAAATTGCAGGAGCCGAGTTGATGCAGCAATATGGTTGTACATACGAAAGTGACGCAGAACTTATATTTCACATTCGCACGTTTAATCGCAATGATTTTGATATTAAAGGCGCTTACGATTATGTCTGTGCAAATCATTTGATCTCACACACAATAGACGATATTGAATTAATCACAAAGTTGTGAATTATAAATCAACTGCATCGAATAATTCTAATGGATGTATTTTTCCACAAAATTCATTTGGAATCCACTTGTCATCTTCTTTTTTGAACCAAGTTACAAAACTCAAGATTAAATGTATTCTCGAAATAGAACTAGGTTCTGCAGTGAAAACACGATGATATTGACTTTGGTCAAATGCATAAACGTTTCCGGGTTCTAAGAAAAAATCTAGTTGATTTTCCATTTGAAAACGATAAGATTGACTGCTGATAATCGGAACTATAACACGCAACACCTCAAAAGGTGTTTCATCTTTATGCCAGTTGTTTATATTATATTCAGGCAATGTTCTTCCATCTAAACATCCAATTTTACACCTAACCAAACAAAAATTTCCAAGATCGTCTAACAAATCTTGTTCTATTAATTGATCATACTGCAAAGTATCTTGATAATCTTGCCTATTACCGTGATTACCGCACAACTGTTTTGTATATGGCTGTAACGAACAATACCTATTATAGTGAAGACCAGTGCCTGTATAATATGCAGCATTGGGCCATGTATGATGCTCAACAGATTCCCAATAGGTTATTACCTTATTGATTAATTCTGTCTTTACCAAAGGTCTTGATAATATCTTGTTATGTTTCCATGGTATAGATTTGAATTTATAGATTTTTTTCAAACTTTTAAAAACAGTCACCAATATCCGCCTTTGGCACTGCTGCTAGGTGCCCTACAACTCCAGTATCGAGCAGTTTTCGGATCTTTTGCTGTAGAACAATGATGTCTAGCTGCAAAGCTTTTCCTTCGTGATGCGCTGCCTTTCCTGATACGCAGTTTGCTACCATGAGGACTGCCAAACTCAACCTTTTTAGCTATAACATGCCCTTCTTTATCCTTGCGACCGCTGTTCACATATACCTTATGACGTTTCGAGTCACCTTTCATTACCTTACGTAATGGTACGGTTCTCCCAGCATATACCGCTTCTTCCACGGTGTCCCTGCCGTCCTCGATCCACCCATAGCGCAGGAAAAACCTGTCATCATCATCATATTGTTCATCCAACACGGTAGTGGATTCATTCAAGGTGTTGTAG